TTAGGCCGGCTCCAGCATCCGGTCGACCTGTTCAATCGGGATCAGGCCGCAGCGGTTGAGTTTCATCTGCCCGGCCTTCACCATCTTGCTTACCGTGTGGCGCGTGAGGCCGAGCATTTCGCCGGCCTGCGTCATCGTCACTTGTGACGGGCGCGGGTGGCCCTCTGCGTAGAGCTGCACCGCGCGCCGTGCTACCTGTTCCAGCTCGCTCACACCAGCTCCTTGTACGAACGGATCAGCGCCGCCTCGCCCACGCGCGACCAGCGCTCATTGTCGTGCTCGAACGACTCGGCATTGGGCGCATCGACGAACGTAGTGCGGCCGGTATCGTCGTGCTGGAACAGGACGCCAGCCGGCTCGTGCAGCGCGGCGAGCGCATTGAGGAGCCGCTGCGCCGTTTCCTCGCTCGTCCACTCGGACATTTGCAGCCCCTTGCGCGCTGCGTCGCGCTGCTGGCGCACGAAGCCAGGGAGGGTGATATCCGGCGCGGACGGCTTCACCACGCCGATAAGCTCGCGCAAGTGGTCCGCCTTAATCATCACCTGGCATGCGAGGCTTTCCGGGTGATCGTTGCCGTCGTGCTGCCAGTACCAAACCTCGCCTTTCTCCTCGGCCTGACGGCGGGCCAGCTCGGCGCGCAGCTCGGCGTTCTCGGGCTCGATAGCGCGCAGCACTTGGACGGCACGCACGAGCGTTTCAAGGTCGATCTTGCCCGGCTTCTTCTCGCCGTTCGCGACAGCGAGGTATTCGGCTTCGAGGTTATCTGCGATGGACATATCAGGCTCCAAGAGTTTCAAGGTAACGGCGGAACAGCGTCGACGGCGTTTGCCCGAGCGCTTCCTGAATGGCGGCCAGCTCGCGGGCGAGCACAACATGCGGATCGGGGAGCTTCGTCCAAACGTCGGGCTCGGGCGTGTTCGTCGCTTCCATCGCCTCGCGCGCAGCGTCGACGCTCACAGACATTCCCAACTCATTGCCAAGCGACGAAGCGAGCACTTCGAGACTCGACACGCTGGCGATATTGACCTTTTTGACCAATTCGCACAGGAGGTAGAACTCTTTGGGCGTCAACTGCTGCGCTGCGGGCGTGGTGTTCTTCGGCATTTCTTCTTCCTCGATTGCGGGCGCCACGCCGGGCGCCGGATTGTTTCGTGCAAAGCGCTTGATGCGCGCGTGTTCGTTCAAGTCGCCGCGCGGGTCAGCACGCGACGACGTTGAAAGCTGGAAAGTGCCAACAACGCTGTTCGGGGCTTTCGCCTCGATCGCGACACGATTGTTTTTCATGCCGGTCGAGACGATTTCGAGGCCCGCATCGAGCACCATGTCGCGTAGGAGCTTCATGCGGGACTGGCTCACGCGGGGCGCTCCTCGGCGGCGCGCTCGGCGACGCAATCGCACTGTTCCATGTTCGGATGGTGTCCATCCGCTTCGCTCGTCGGGCCTTCCACGACGTACCAGCCGGAACCGTTGCAGACCGTGCAGCGCGCGGCGTGGCGACGCTCCAGCTCCGCGATAATCAGCGCGCCGGCCTTTTCGAGGTTGCGCTCGGGCGTGCTCGGCTTCCACCAGCTCGCTTCCCACGGCCACGTACCCGGCACCATCGAGCGCGGATGATTCTGGCCTTTCGTCGAGGAGACAGCGTAGGCCGCGCCAGCGAACGCAAGGTCGAACTTCACGAACTGCGCGTCGCGCTCGGGCGAGAAGCCTTCGACCGTGATTTGGCGATGCCGCTCGGCGAGGATCGCGCGCACGGCGGGCGAGATGTGCGGCACGAGTGCATGCAACTCGGAGATTTCATGCTTGAGGCGGCGCTTCGAGGGCTCGCCGTTCTTCGGCAGCTCGACCGTTCGCCATTCGTCCGTACCCGTGAGGGCGCCACGCGCGCGCAGCTCGATCCAACGCAGGCGGCGCGATTGCTCGCGGCTACGCTGTGCCGTGCGCTCGATATGGCCGAGTGCATCGCGAAGCGGGCGCAACTGGTTGAAGTGTTCGACGGCGATAGCATTCCGGGCCTGATCGGACACGTAGGCGCCGTAGACGCGGCTCAACGAGTCGCGGCTGATGCGGACGAGCGGAAAATGCTCAGACATAGAAAGCACGTTGGAGCACTCCATCACGGCGCCGCGCAATTCATCTGGCACCTGTGCGGCTTTGCGCTCCTCCTCGCGGTGCGCGCTTACTTCGCGGATGCGCTTGGCGAGCGCGAGGCCGAACCCGTACCCGAGCGAGGCAACGCCGTTGCGGTACGTTTCGCCCGGCCGATCCATGAATGCGCGGATCGTCGCGACCGTTTCATCGTCGAGCTTCGCCGGCTGTGCGTGCCGGTCGATGTTGCGCGTACCCTCTGCGACCTTGCGATTGAAGTCATAGATGCGCTCGCGAACGTGCCTCATGCGCTCGCTGAGAACTTCGCGAGCGTGCGCGTGCTCGTCGGAGTCAACCTCCTCGCCGTCGTCAATCTTCATGTCCAGCTCGGCGAGCACGTTCACGCCGTCGATAAGGCTCTCGGCCGCAGTCACGAGGTATCCGCCCCACTCGATAGCGCGCGAGCGCTCCATGCTCACCTGTAGCGAGAGGGCGGACGTTTCCGCGTCCGTTTTCGCGATGCCGTATTGCATGGCGGCCACGAGCGCAATCTGCATGCGCGCCACGATTTGCGCCGTGCGCTCTGGCGGGACCATCTGGCAATGGGTGTACAGCTCGCGCGCCGCTTCGAGCGCGGCGTGATCCATCCACTCGGGCGGCGTGGCGTTTTCCGGCTTATTCATTACTCTCTCCTTGGCATGGTCTTACAAAACAATCATGGTATGATTATCGAACCACAATAGGCGTGATGTCAAGCCAATGGCGCCGTTGATTACCTTGTTTGCTTCATGATTTTCAGACGGCGCGCTAACTCCTCCTGCGCGAGGTCTGTCCGCATACCGGCCAGCGCGAGCGCGGGAATATCGCCGAGGAAGTCGCAGACCTCCTCGACGTGCTCGGACAGGGCGCGTATCTCGTCGCCGTTGGCCGTGTAGATGCCGCGCTCGGTATGCCGCTGCATGATGAGCACGAGCGCGGCCGCTATCTTGTAGACGGCCGGCTGAAACTCGGGATGGTCAAACTCCTGACAGAACCGGAGCCCGAGCTGCACGAAGTCATTGAACTGGCAGAGCTGGTCATAGCCGAACGTGCCGGCTTTCAGGGCGCCGATACCGGCCAGGAGTTTGATTTTCGTCGTGACGATGCTGTCCGCGCTCTCGGCGGGCATCGCGTCAGACATCATGATTGACTTGTGGAGTCGCGGGATAGACCGGGCTTTCGCCCGGTTGCCCTTTGCTGCTGCCCTACGCTCTGCGCGATTCATGCTGCTTCACTCTCCCAAGGTACGTCGGGCAGGCCGCCGGCCGCGGCATGGGCCGGTTCCGCCTGCCGGGCGCGGTTGATGATGCCGGCCATGCGCGAGGGGCGGGCGGCTTCCTGCGCCGGGCGCTCGTCGGTAAGTACGGGCGCGGCGCCGCCGTTCTTCTGCGGATCGGCCGGCGGCGGCGCATTGTTCTCTACGGCGGGCGGCGTATCGTCGCGGAAGTTGTAACCCTGCGCTTCGTTGTCGTTCGCAATCACGCGTTCGAGCGCTTCCGGCGCGTTCGGCATGAGCTTCGCGGCGCGCTTGATAACGGCCTTAATGCCCATTTGGTCGTACCACTTTGTCCACGGGCTGTTCTTGCCGTCGCCCGTCTTGGACGCGAGGCGCGTCTTTTCGATATCGCGGCGCGGCATTACCTCGCGGTGCTTCGAGCCGTCGCGGAACGTCACGATGACGTAGGCGGCAATCACCGGACCGGGCTCGTCCTCGCCGAGGTAGGGCTCGTGCTCGATCGCGGGCGCGTCGCCGCGCCGGAAGTGGAATACGTCCTTGTCGTACACGGCGGCCGCGTCGATATCGACGATATCCGCCGAGCTGCGCATAATCTTGAGAATGCCGCGCACCATCGGCAGGTATTGCACGGTCGGAACCCACACCTCGACGTTGCGATTGCCCTGCTTTTCGGTCTGCTTGGTGTTGTAGACGTTGAACACGGCTTCGCGGCCGTCCGGCAATAGACCATCCTGTGCGGCCTTCATGCACGAGATAAACAGGCTCTTGCGATCGGCATAGAGCAAATCCTCGTTCACCTGAACGGCCGTCAACGTCGTGCGGATGAAGCGGTCTACGTCGATGCCCGGCGGCAGCGCGACGGCAACCTGTTCGCGCATACCCTCGATCGACGCTTTGAACGCCTTAAATGGACTGAGCTGTTGCTGTTGGTCTGACATGGTGTGCTCCTGTGTGGCGCCGCATCGCATGGTATGGTGCGGCGCCGTGCGTTTTAGGCGGCCTTCTTTTCGGTGATGCGCACGTTGCGGTAGGGCGGCACCGTCGCCTCGATCGACGCGGCCGGCACCTTGGTAATCGTGATCGTCACGCGCTCGCCGGCCTCGCGGTTGTACGCGCGAATCGACTCCTTGTTCGTGCCCGCGCTGATGCTGAAACCGGCCGCCTTCACCGTCTTGGCGGCTTCGATGATGGTCAGCAGCTCGGCGCGCGCGCCGGCCTTACGAGCCTCTGCGGCCTTCACGGCGACGCCGGCTGCCGTGTATTCCTTGCACAGCTCGTAGACGCGCGGGTTGCTCGTGAGGTCGAGCGCGCTTCCATCGTTCTCCAGGTGGAGCTTGCTGATAGTCTTGGCGTCCTCGACGTAGTGCGGTTCCGGCGACACGCCCGCGTCGATGCGATCCCAAAAGCGCTGTACGCGCGTGCGGATCATTTCGCCAATTTCGAGGTCGCGCTCACGGATCAGCGGCTTCGGCGTGTTGCCGCCGACGAGCGGCGCGATAAGCGACCAGTTCATGTCGGCGACTTCGAGCTGGTGCTGCACCTGAATCTCAATGTGCGGCGGCGCCTCGATTTGCTCGCCATCTTCGAGCCACGTTCGGCGGAATACAAGGCCGTCAACGTTCTTGATTTCCATGATGCCGGGGCCGTGCTTGTCGAACATTTCGCGCGCTGCGTTGCGCTCGAAGCCCGGTACGAGCCCGACGATTTTGAAGTCGAACGACGAGCCCATGCGGATTTCCGCGATGCGACCATAGACTTTGAACGGCTCGACGATCAGGCCCATGTCCTCTGCGATGCCGGCCGCAATCGCGGCTTCGAGGCGGCGGCCCCACTTCACGCGCTCGTTATCTTTGAAGTCGCTCGGTAGGCGGCCGGTTTTGACCTGATGCAGTGCGAACTCGGTGAAATACGGCGACGAGTCGAACAGCGCGGCCGCTTCCGTCGAGGTCAAGTCTTTCTCGCGCATCGCGAGCCATTGTGCTTCGGTTTCAAACGTGAGGGTTTGGCGGGTCAGTTCCATCGTTCTCTCCATTGGCATGTTTTGGTGCGGAATGGTGCTAAAGATAATTCCGCGAATCGCATCCGTCAATAGACGCGCGATTACATTGTGCTGCCAATGGTTCGATTTCGCAACCAGAATTTGAGGCTAGAACCGCGCAAACATCAGAGGAGAAGCCCAATCTAGTTGCACATTGTTCGCTGTGTGGGGGCCGGATAGGTTGTAGGTTCCTTCCGTATAGCCCCGCTTGACCGCCGCGACCACTATCGAACCACCTACCACGCTCGCTATACAGAAGCGTCCTATTGCGTCCGGCGCGACGGTATCGCGCGGCACGTAGAAGCAAACCCACGCGTCCATCCACGATAGAGGAGTGTCCGCTGTTCGGAACTGGATCGCGGCCGCGTTCTCAGGCAGGGCTAACGGCGAATCTGTTCGATCATATCCGCCGGTAGTCACAGTCCCATCGCCGCCCACAAACCCTGTAACCGTCACCCGCTTGCCCGCCGCCGGTCTGGAATCAATACCGGCCGCTAGCGCGATGTCATGCAAAGGCACACCAAAAACGTCTGATAGGGCGGCCGCCTCGTCTAACTGCATACGCCTCTGCCCGCTCAGTGTGAGCGAGAGCTGAGAGTGATTCATTTCCATTCTCTTGGCTAGGCCGCGCATGGATAACTTCCGCGCGGCCATTAGATCAAGGAAATATTGCTTGTTGACGGTTGACATGGCTGACCTCCCCTATTTATCTATTGACCGGATTCTATGGCATACGTAAGGCAACGAGGTTGACATGATGGTTCGATAAGCGCACCATGTCGATACCGAAACTATCGACTTATGTGGGGTAACGAACATGACTGTGCGTATCGAGTCGGAAATTACGCCCGACGTGGCCCGCCAACTGCGCAGCAATGCCGGTCTGACGCAGCGCGAATTTTGGGGCAGCGTGGGCAGCAATCAGGCATCGGGCCATTGGTTCGAGATGGGTAAGCGCAAGGCCATCCCGAAGCCGATCCGCATTTTGATTTTCCTGCGCTACGTCGCGAAGTTCGAAATTGCGGCGGATGAGCCGAACAAGGCCGATGCGCTCGTGCGTATCGGCAATGAAATCTCGGCGAAGATGGAAGCGCAGCGCGCCGAGGAAGCGGCGAAGGAAGCGACGGCCAAGGCGAAAGAGGCCGCGCGCCGCGTTCGCCAAATGGCCTAGTAGCAATCATTTAACGTAGTCACATTAAGGAGAGTGAATCATGGCAGGCCCGAAACCGTTTAACGACACGCTGGTCCAGCTTCGCTTTGGCGAGCTGCACGACGAATTGACCGAGGCCATGAATGAAATGGTCAAGAAGGTCGACGCCTCGCAGAAGTCCGGCAAGATCGTGCTCACGCTGGCATTCAAGGCAGGGAAGGGCGGACAGCTTGAAATCGCCGACGACCTCAAGATCACGTTGCCGAAGATCGAAAAGGCCACGTCGATCCTGTTTGCGACGCCGGAAGGCAACCTGCAACGCCAAGACCCGCGCCAAAAGACGTTCGAGGGTATCCGCAGCGTGGATCAGGAAGCCGAAGCGATGCGCGCAGTTCGCACGGGCACCGATGACGCAGCGCCGGCACCGCTCGCAGTTCGCGGCGCGTAATAGCACCGCACCATACCGCACCATCCCATCATGACGTACACCTATACGGAAGCTGAAAAAATGGAAAACCTGAATTTCAAAGAAGCAATGGACGCTGGCGCAGCAATGGTCGAAATCAAGGAAGTGCTCGGCGTGCCCGTGGCAGTCGTGCCGGACGGCTACGACCTGAAAACGCTCGAACACCTGTTGAGCCGTGAGCGCCCGACGCGCGCGAAGGGCACGCACAAGATTCTCGACGCGGAAAGCTTCATCCGCTTTGTGTCGCCCTACGCCGAGCAGGGCCACGCGGTTGACCTGTACTACCACATCGAACCGTCGCCTATCTTCACGGCCGTGCTCAACGCCGCGCGTCCGGGCACGCCGTCGCACGAGGACCATCAAGCGATCTACGCCGCGCCCATGTCGAAGGAATGGGAGACGTGGACGCAGGCCGATGGCGTCAAGATGGATCAGGTGAAGTTCGCGCAGTTCATCGAGCGCAACCTCCTCGACATCCATTCGCCGACTGGCGCGGAAATGCTCGAAGTCGCAACGAGCTTCCAGGCGAAGAAGGGTGTCAACTTTGCGAGCGGCACGAAGCTCGCGAACGGTCAGACGCAGCTCGTCTACGAAGAAACGATTCAGGCGAAGGCCGGCGAAAAGGGCACGCTCAACGTGCCGGACGAAATCACCATCGTGATTCCCGTGTTCGACGGCTCGACGGTCGGCGACAAGATCACGGCGAAGTTCCGCTACCAGATCGACGGCGGCCGCCTGTTCATGTGGTTCGAGCTGGTGCGTGCGCACAAGGTTCTCGAACTGGCAACGGGCGACTTGCTGACGAAGATTCAAGAGGGCACGAAGCTCGTCGCGTACAAGGGCACCGCTCCTAGCGCCCGCTAATCAATAGCACCATACGGCACCATACGATAGCGTGTGGTGCAAAATCTGCGAGCATTCATCAGGCCGCGCCGGACCTCAGTAACCGGCACCTTTCAGACACAGCTCGATAGACGGCTGACCCGGAGTAGGTTCGCAACCCTCTGGCCGCACCGAGACAGCGCCCCCTGACGGCGTTCGAGTTGTGCCTGAAAGGTTGTGAAGCGAAATCAGTAGCGAACCCGAGCGTGCGCACGCGGAGGGGAGCGAAACAAAGTAGCTGGCGCAGGCTGCGCAACGAGCTGACTAACTCCCCGTAGGTATCCGGCGACGGGCTCTTTTCAGATCGATGCCGGCGGATCGTACCCGCCACCTTTCTCCAACCACCTGTTAATCCTAGATACGGACAACGACCATGATCCTCACCGGATACTGCCGCATCGGCAATGAGCCCGAACTGCGCCACACCCAAGGCGACAACTCCACCGCCGTTGTAAATCTCGACCTCGCATTCAACTACGGCCGCCGCGACGACAGCGGCGAACGGCCTACGCAGTGGGTCCGGGGTTCCCTTTGGGGCCAACGCGCCGAGGCGCTTATCGACTACCTCGTGAAGGGCCAAGGGCTCGACGTGGTTGTCGACGACGTGCATGTCGAGCTGTACGACAAGAACAACGGCGAAGTCGGCGCGAACCTGATCGGCCGCATCGTCATGCTGGAGTTCGCTGGCTCGCCGCCGGGCGGCAATCAGCAGCAAGGCAACCAGCAGCAGCGCAACGGCAACGGCCGCACGCAGCAGCAAACGCAGGGCAACAACGGCCGCCAGCAGCAACAGCAGCGCGGCAATGGCAACGGCCGCAACTCGTACAGCGATGCGAAGAACGGTCGCACGCAGCGCGGCGGCTATGACGATCGGGAGTCGTTCGAATGAGCGACGTGCAACCTCTCTTTCACGGCGAGGTCCAGCTCGCCGCCTGGAGCGAGTCGCACACGGGCGGCGCCAAGATCGTGCTGTGGCTTTCCGATCCCGCTGACCTCGAAGCGTTCCGCGTGATGACCGTTCGCAAGGGCAACGTCGCCGGGCAGCGCATGGCGTGCGCGCTAGTTGAAATCGGCGATGACGAACAGCCGGTTCAGCCCGTGCAGCAGGCCGCCGAGAACCCGAAGGGCGGCCCGCTGGCGAAGCTCGCCGGTATGTGGTGCGACAACCCGAAGTTTTGGGAGTGGATTCGCTCCAAGGGCGCGCGCTGCACTGGCCACGAGGAGGCGGCGCAGATCATCCGCAAAACGTGCAAGATCGGCAGTCGCGCCGAGCTGGACAGCAATCGCGAGGCCGCGAGCGTGTTCAATGAAATGTTTCGCAAGCCGTTCGGTTACTGGATGAGCGGCGCGCAATGAAGAAATCCGCACTCGTGCGGAAAACTCCGATGGCGCGAGGCTCGGCCCAGCTCGCGCGATCGGAGTTCAAGTCACGCACCACCGCGAAGCCGCGCCGCACCGGGCCGCCGAAAGTCAAAGACACGCCGCGCCCGCGCATCGTGTCGACTGCGCTTGAGGAGTTCCACCGCGGCCGCGTCGCGCAGATCGGCTGCATCGTCTGTATCAACCTGCGCCACGGCCGTAGCCCGGCCGAGCTGCACCACGCGCGCACGTATGCCGGCGGCGGACAAAAGTCGACCGAGTTTCACGTTCTCCCGATTTGCCCGCTGCACCACCGTCTAGGCGGCTCGGGCGTCGCGCTGCACGCCGGCCGCCTGACGTGGGCAAAGCTCTACGGCACCGAAGAAGAACTGCTGATTCAAGTCTTGAGCGTGCTCGGCTTTGAAGTCGAGCCCGATGACCTTTGGCGCCCCGACCTTGGAGCGCTCCTCTATCCCAACGGAATACCCTTCAAATGAGCAAACGATACGGCCGGAACCAGAAGCGCCGCGCGCGTGAACGCATTGCCGCGCTGGAGGAGAACGGTGTGCGCTTGCGCAACGCCTATGCACGCCGGACGGCAGAGAACGCCGACCTGACGGACCATGTGCAATACGTCGCGAGCGTGCTCGGGCATATGTCGATCCTCTCGGGCGAGTCGTTGCATCACACTGACGGCGACGACGGGATGCGGCTCCACGTACACAATCCGCTGTCGTTCCTGCCGGGCTCGCTCGACGAAAGCGAGGTCGCGATGATGGAGATTATGCGGCTCCTCGACGTCTCGGCCGTGCGCGACATGGCGAAGCGCTCGATTCACGCGATCGTCCACGTTGGGCGAGAGCAATCGTGCTACGCGATCAGCGAAACCACGCTGCGCAGCATGAGCCGCGAACAGCTCGCGCACTTCCTGACGCGCAAGGTCGCGCCGCTGCTGTGCGAGGTAATGGCCGAACTGATGCAGAAGAAGCTCGACCATGCGACGGCATCCCGGCTATAAGCCGCTCGCGGGCAGGCCCGCGCCGCGCGGTAAGGCGCCGAACGCTCAACCCGAGTTCGAATCTCAGGCCGCGCTTTTCTCGTGGGCGCGCATGCCTGCCGTCATGAAGCAATTGCCTGGTATCGAATTGCTCGAAGGGAGCATGAACGGCGTGCGCCTCTCGAAAGCGCAGGCCGGCAAGGCGAAGGCCGCCGGCATGCTCACGGGCTCGCACGACGTTCGCTTGCCCGTAGCGCGCGGCCGCTGGATCGGTCTTTCTATCGAGTTGAAGTACGGAGACAACGTGCCGAGCGACGACCAATTGAAAATCGGGACGTGGCTGGAAAGGGAAGGCTGGAAGGTTCACTACATATGGGAGTGGACAGAAGCCGTGAAGATCATCACTGAATTCCTGTCCCTCCCGCGCCCGACGATCACGCCTTGCACTGGATGACCATGTTGCGCTCGACCAGCGGCCCGTACCCGGTAGGCGTGCTCGACGAGTTCTTGTCGATCACATCGTACTGGCCGCCGCACGACTTGGTAGCGAGCTTGTAGCAAGTCCCCCACGAATCCGCCGAGCCGTTGCACGAGATGGAATAGCCCGTCTTTCCGTTGCCGGTAGAAATCATGTCCGCCGAGGCGCACGCGCCAAGGGACAAAGTTGCGATAACAACAATCAGTTTCAGCATGGTCTACCCCTTATTGGTTGGTGTTTCGCTAGGCTAACCGAATCTTTGTAAACCTACAAAGAACTTTCCATGACATGACAGCATAATAAATGGGGTCGGTTAGAAACTAGCACCATTCCGCATTGTTTGGTGCGATACTGCACATCGCCAAGCGTTGTATCTGTAGTGACCCTTGCCGAGTGATTATCAAAAGCCTTTATGTAGTAGGTCGGAGTCCCCGTTTCGGCGCGGGACAGCTTGGCGGCTCCCGACCTACGCCATAAAGGCTTTTTTTCGTCCCTACCTTTTGGAGCCGCCAATGACTGCATTGCTCAACATCGCCGAACGCGAGATCGGCCCGGACCTGATTCAAACCGTCAACGCGCGCGAGTTGCATGCGTTCCTCGAAGTCGGCAAGGACTTTGCGACGTGGATCAACGACCGCATCAAACAATACAATTTCTTTCTGGATCAAGACTTTGCGACTTTTCCCCAAAACGGGGGAAAAGGTCGACCGACCATTGAATACGCTATCTCGCTCGATATGGCGAAAGAGCTTTCGATGGTCGAGCGCAATGAGAAGGGTCAGCAAGCGCGCCGCTATTTCATCGCGTGCGAGAAGCGTGCGCTGGCCGCCGAGCAAAAGGCACCGGCACCGCTCACACCGGCTGAAATGTTCCTGCAATCCGCGCAGGCTCTTGTTCAGGTCGAGCGCTTGCAGGCAGAGCAGGCCGCCGCGCTCGTTCGCCTGGAGGAGCGCATAGACGGCATCGACGCGACGCTGACCGCGTGCCCGAGCAACGCCGAGCCGATCACCAAGATTCGGGACCGCATCTATAAGCAGTACGGCATCCCGCGCCCGATCATCGACCGCGTGCTGAACGAGATTCCTTATCGGCCGCGCCCGGCTGGCGTCGTGCGCAACCACCGCGAGGAGGCGAAAGGCGCCACCTATACCGTGTGGTGGACGAAAGACGTTACCGCGCTGTTCAAGCGCTTCGTGTCGGAGTGCCAGCGCGCAACGCCCGCGCTCGTCGCGCATCCCGATATTGATCGCCGTTTCCACCTTCAAGCAGAACAAGGAGTGCTCGTATGAACCATTGGGAAAAACAGGAGGCTGAAAAGGCCACGCTCAAAGAATGGCTGATGAGCCTGAAAGAGGGCGATGAGGTTGCTATCCCTGACCGCTCGCACTACCGCCGCGCACCGCTGATTACTGTCGTGCTGAAAGTCACGACGACTCAGCTCGTGGTGAAGGAGCACGCGATGGAAGTGCGCTACAACCGCCACGACGGCACGCGGCGCGGCACCGGCCACAACACCCTCAAGCCGGTAACGGACGAGGTTCGCGCGGCCGTGAAGCTCGCAGCAGACCGCGAGTGGCTGCGCGACATCACCTATCGCGATGACAAGATCGCTGCTATCCCGCCAGCCGTGCTCGAAGCGATGCGCGCGGCCTACAGCAGTTGCATGGCACTGCACCAAACCAAACAGCACCAATCGGAGTAGTAAGGCATGAAGGCATCCGAACACCTGTTGAACATCGGGCGCCCGGTAGCGTTCTATCCGGGCCTCGTGAAGTACCTTGGAAGCGTCAACGCCGTGCTGTTTTTCGGCCAGATTTTCTACTGGCAGGACAAGGCCGCCTCTGACCTTGGCGTCTACAAGTCGGTCGAGGAGATTGAGGATGAGACGGGCCTGACGTACCGCGAGCAGCAGACCGCGCGCAAGCAACTCGTGGAGCGTGGCGTGCTGATCGAGACGCATCGCCGCCTGGAGCACCGCATTTACTACCGCATCGACGCGGCGAAGATTGATGAACTGATGGACCCGACTCCCCGAAATGCGGAAAGCGCAGATGGGGAACCCGCGAACGACGCTCCCGGTAATTCCCCAAATGCGGAAAGCGCAGTTGGGGGAGTGCGGAATCCGCAAGCCGTTAACAGTACAGAGACTACTACAGAGACTACTAACAATATTGGGGCACCGGACCCGAAGCCGAGCGACGAGGAGCAATTCTCCGAAGCATGGGCCGCCTACCCGAAGCGCGCCGGAGGCAACTCGAAAGCCGATGCGTTGAAGGCGTGGAACGCGCGCCGTAAGGACAAGATCGAGCCCGAACGCATGATCGAGGGCGTGAAGCGCTACGCGAAGTTTTGCGATGCCACCGAAAAGACCGGCACCGAGTACGTCAAGCAGGCCGCGACGTTCTTCGGGCCGGGCCTGCACTTCGATATGGACTGGACGCCGCCGCCCAAGGTCACGCCCCGCGGCGGCCGCCCCTCGATGAACGCGATTCAGACCGACCCGGCCGGCGATGACGACGGCGACCTCTTTGATGGCAAACACTTCCGCAAAGGAAAACCGCAATGAACCTGCACGACCTGATGGACGCCGCCGGCAAGCCGAAGCGCCCGGCAATGACCGTGTTCGAGCGCGACGCGGAATGCACGAAGCACGGCGCGATTGTTGAGCGGGGCATCTCGCTGTTCGGCGGCGAGGACCGCGTTATCTGGCACGGTTGCGGCAAGTGCAATGCGGAGCTGCGCGACCGCGACGAAGCGACCGAGCGCGCGGCAGAGGAAAAGCGCCGGCAAGCTCGCATCGAGCAGCGCATTCAGGCCGCCGGCATCCCGAGCGCATTCCGCGATCGGACGCTCGACAACTTCGAGACGGCCACGCCCGAGCAGGAGCACGCGCTGAACGTCGCACGCGAGTTCGTTGCGAACTTCTACCGCGACCACCTTCCGAACGGCACCGTGCTCGTGTTCGGCGGCAATCCCGGCACGGGCAAGTCGCACCTTGCGCTCGCGATCCTGCAACAGGTGATGAAGCGCCACACGGGCATGTACCTGGACGCCATGAGCCTGATCCGTCGCGTGCGCGCGACGTGGCGCCGCGATTCGCCCGACACCGAGGACGACGTGATTACCACGCTCGGCGAGCAGCTCGACCTTCTGGCTATCGACGAGATTGGCGTCCAACGCGGCACCGAGGACGAGCAGGCAATCATGTTCGACGTGCTGAACCGCCGCTATCGCGAGAACCGGCCGACGATTCTCCTCACGAACCTCGACGGCCCGACGCTTAAAGAGTTCATGGGGCCGCGCATCATGGACCGCCTGCGCGAGCGCGCCGACTTCGTGCCGTTCAAGTGGGAAAGCTACCGGAAACAGCCGCGCTAAAAAATTGCCTTGTATTTCGTCGATAGTGGTTAGATAATCGAACCGCCGTAACGATCAACTAACCAAGTGGGGGAATGAAATGAAAGAAACGATCAGGGCACTGTTGTTTGTCGCTGCATGCGTGGCGTTCGTTATCGCCGCTGTCGTGCTGGCAGTCGTGGTGTCGCCCGTCGCTCACGCAGAAACGAAAGCACCGGCTGTTTGCGAAGCCGGCGCCGCGCTCGCAGAAAGCACTGCACGCCTGCGCGACCACGGCGTATCGCTGGCCGAGGTTCGCGCGCAGATGGTCGACAGCAACGCGCCGGACAACGTACTCGACGCAATGCTGACGCTCGCGGATGCCGTCTACAACGAGCCGAAGCTCACGCCGAGGGAAGCGCGCCGCGCGTTCATGCACGGTTGCACGAAGCCGGCCACGAAGGGGAGTGTCTGACATGCGCAAGCTCATCATCGCCGTTGCAGCGGCACTGATCGTCGCGGCGCCGGCCGCGCGCGCCGAGACAAGCGTGCTCGTGTTCGGTTTCTCGAAGCACATGACGCACAACTACGCGACCAAATACAACGAGTTCAATTACGGGCTCGGGCTGGAGTTAAACCGCGAGGGCTCCGGTTGGCTCGTGGGCGGGTTTGCGCTGAAAGACAGCATCGACCAGGTAGGGTGGGCGGCATACGGCGGCTACCGCCTGCGCTATGACTTCGCGCCGAACTGGCACATCGAGACGACGCTGCGCGCGGGCGTGCTCCGCGACGCCTACTACACGGGACCGGCCGCGCTGCCGTCCATCGGCATCGGCTGGAAGAACGTCACCATCGAGGCGACGGTTATCCCGCCGATCAGCATGGGCAACAAGGGCTCAGAAATGACGGCTGTTGTGTGGGCGCGGGTGCGCTTCTGACCATGCACGCACACAACGACCTTTTGCGCGTAGCGCTGGAGCGCGACGGCTACCAGTACGGCCGCCGAATCCTGACGATCGCGCTCACCATCGCCGCAATCGGCGCACTGATCGGCGCCGCCGCGTTCGGAAATCCATAGCCATTTGGCACCATACCAATCCGCACCATAGGAGAAAGCACCATGTCAACCCAACCGATTGACCCGCTGGCACCCGAGACGCTTGGCGTCGAGCAGGCGGCCGCCGCGCCGAGCGCAACCATCGTCGATATGGCGACGGGCGAAATCGTCGAGCAAAAGACGGACATCGCCGAGCTGAAGCCCGAGGAGCGCGCGCTCGTTGTGCTCAAGAGCACGCAGACGGAAACCGACTTGCTGGCGCTGATCGAGCGCACGAAGCCGCTCACGGCAGTTACGGACAAGGCAACGCGCGAGATGGTTCACCGTGGCGCGATGGACCACAAGAACGCGCGCCTCGCGATCCAACACGCGAGCGACGCCGCGACCGAGGACGCGAAGGCGTTCACCAAGGCAGTGAGCAAGGAAAGCAAGCGCCTGATCCAACTCAACACCGAGGAGGAGGCCCGGCTGTTCAAACTGCGCGACGACTACGACGACGCCGAGAAAGCGCGCAAGGCCGAGGAGGAGCGCAAGGAGAAAGAGCGCGTCGACGCGATCAAGACCAAGATTCAGGGCATCGAGGACATTCCGCGCCAGTCCATGAACGACACGGCCGAAGCCATCGCCGCGACGCTCGACGACATGAACGCGTTCGAAGTGACGTTCGAGGACTTCGCCGAGTATCAGGACGAAGCGCGCGCCGTGCTCTCGACGGCTCTCACGCAGCTCGCCGAGTTGCACACGGCCAAGGTTGCGCAGGAAGCGGCCACGGCAGCGGCAGCGGCAGCAGAAGCAAAGGTCGCAGAAGCAAAGGCCGCAGCGGAAGCACTGGTCGAGGAGGAGCGCAAGGCAGCAGCAACGCGCGAGGCCGCGCTGCAAGAGCAGATCGCAGCATTGCAGGCGCAGCTCGCCGCGGCGGCACCGAAGCCGGCCGCCGCGCCGGTCGAGGAACCGCACTCGCTCGCTGACGCCTATCGCGATGCGAAGCGCGACCCGGACGGCCTGAGTCTGGACGGCTGGCGCCTCATCGGCAAGAACCCGGACGGCGACGACGTGTTCGAGGCCGGCGGAATGCGCGCGGTATGGCAGGGCGCCTACGTCGTGAAGGAAGTAGCGCACATGCCCGAGGGCGCACGCGTTGCGGAGTTCAAGACGATGGACGAGCTGGAGCCGGAAAAGGGCCAACTCGTTCACGGCGGCGGCGCAGTGAGCATGGCAGCTCTCGACCAGCCGCGCCAGCAAGCGCTCAACGCAGCGGCCGCCGGCCAGCTCGAAGCGCTCGCGGGCGTAGACCTCGCGGCAGGCCCGGACGTTCATGTCGAGCACGTCGTCTACACCGACCCGGAGACGATCGACGATATGTTCGCCGAGTCCACGCGCCCCGGCGCCATCGTGCGCGTGCCGGCCGCGCCGCTGTCGGAAGTCGCCGCAACGTTCGCGGACGTCTCCGAAGACATGGAGCCGATCGTCGAGCGCGTTTCTATCGAGACGAAGGAGTACGACCGCCTGCTGTCAGACAGCATGTTCCTGCAATGCCTGCGCAATGCTGGCGTGGACAATTGGGATGGTTACGCGAACGCGCTGGAGGAGTTCAACAGCGTGGATTGAGCTTCGCTACGAGGACGTAGGAAAGGTAAGGGGCGCCGAGAGCGCCCCTTTTTGTTATGCGAGCCACGCCCGCACATGTGTTTCGTTGTCGGCATCCCACACGGCCCCGCACATGGAGTTATCCAAAGGGATATCGAATCCCTCGCGCCTGGCACCTTCAAACAGGAAATCGCGCACGCGTGCGTCGTCCAGATCGAGCGCCCGAGCGTAAGCGGGAGCGGTTGGCATACCAACCATTGCGACGGAAGAAACTAGCCGATCTACCCCGTTCCCCATCGCGCGAATCACCACCGCTACTTGTTCTACAGCTTGTTGTGGGCGACCACACATTACTTGATTCCTTCGTATCACGGTTTGATTTTGATACCATGTTTCGACATGCGCTGCGTATCTTACATTAGCGTAATGAACATTTGAGGTCACAAATGCAAAACGATGCGAAAGGGATGCACGATAAGGCGCTAACTGCGAAGCAACAGATGTTCGTGCAGGAGTACATCATCGACTTCAACGGCTCGCGCTCGGTCATCGCCGCAGGCTACTCGGACAAGGCTGCGAACGTCATGGCGGCCAAGCTCCTCGCGCAACCGAAGATTCAGGCCGCACTCGCCAACGCCATGCGACAACGTGCCGCACGCCTGCAGATTACGCAGGACCGCGTTCTTCTGGAGGTCGCGCGCCTCGCGATGTTCGATATCCGCAAGATGCTGCACCCGGACGGCAGCATGAAGGCCATCGACGAGCTGGACGACGACACGGCCGCCTCGCTGATCGGGCTCGACGTGTTCGAGGAGTTCGCGGGCGCAGGCGAGGAGCGCGTCCAGATCGGCTGGACGAAGAAGTTCAAGCTCGCCGACAAGAAAGGAGCGCTCGAACTGTTGATGCGCCACATGGGCATGCTCAACGACAAGCTCAAGCTGCAAGGCGACGCGGCAAACCCGCTCGTGCTGCTGCTGCAACAGATGGGCGCCAGCGGCCTGAAACCCGTCGCGAACCCGCCCGTCGACGAAGATTAAAATTCGCTTGCAACCCAGTGTGTGTGGTGCTCTAATAGAACCATGATACGAAAGCAACACCACCGTTAGGAGCCTGCAATGGATGACTTCGGTAACAGCATCGTCGCTTTCCACCGCCCGAGCATGCGCGGTTTCGCCGCCTACGTGCTCTGCGCCGAAGGCAGCTTCGCAACCGTGATCGCCAGCGAGCAATACCTCGCGCAAATGGGAGTCGTCGCATGAAGCCCCGCGCCGAGCAGCACTGGCACATCAAGCAGGAGCACGCCGTCGAGATTGCGCAGAAGGCTGCGAACGTCTACGGCCTGCCGCAGACCGTGTTCCGCACGCCGCAGACGGCAGGGTGGGCCAACACCAACCCCTACGCATCGTTCCTTCCCTCGCGCGACTGCGAGTTGTTCGTGACGATGCTCCCGCGCAACTACTTCAACTGAGCCCGCCATGCAAGTACCGATGTGGGAGGCAGTCATCACCGCCGCAATCGTCATCGCTCCGTTCGTCGGCGCGATGGTGTTGCTCGCCAAGCAGGGCATCGCCCGCTAACCAAGAGGAGAGAGAACATGGCAACGAACCTGTACGACCAAATGACCGAGCTGTCGCGCTCGACGCTCGCGCAGATGCTTGGCTTCGCCTATGCCGGCGAGAAAGACATGCGCGCCGTAGGGTTCCGCATCGCATTGCGCGAAATCCCCGCATTGCCGTCCGACAGCTTCACGATGGGCCAAGCGCTCGACGCATACCTCGCGCACCTGGCCGCCTGCCGCGCAGCCAGCGCGCCGGCCACGCCGACCGCGTGCGCGTACCACGAGAAGCCGTGCGAGCTTCGGTGCATGGGCCAAGCCGGAGGGGAGTGCGCGCCCGCGGGCGACGCTCGCATCCGCGACGCGCAAGAGCGCGCCACCGCGCAGATGGACGCCGACTGGAAGCTCCCCGAGACGACGAGGAGCCAAGCGTGAAGACCCAAGACCACGCCCGCGTGCTGTACGCGTACCTCGCGCGCATCACGCCGCAAGACCTCGACGAAATCGTGAAGGCGCGCAAGCACCAGCACTACACCGCGCTCAACGAGGGCAACCGCAGCCAGCTCGATGCCATGCGCGAAACGATTGACGCCTGCGAGACGGCCATCGACAACCTGATCGACCACGACCGCGCAACGCTACGCGAGATAGCGCTCAAAGCGGCTTACTGACTTATCCACAAGAAAGGACCGGTTCACCATGCTCACCAACACCGAACGCCGCGCGCTGGAACTGGCCCGCGTCCGTATCGAAGCGAAGCAGCACGTTCACCTGTGCTACGCGCTCAACACCGTAAGCGGCATCATCGACACGCCGGCCATGACGGGCGCATGCAACCGCCTCAAGTGCTTCATCATGCGCAGGCTCGCACCGCACGCCACGCTCGACGACTGGATCGGCGAGCACCATCCCGATCGCGTGCCGCAGTACAACGACGATCGCCGGCAGGCGCGCATCGACTGGATCAACTGGATGCTCGACGAGACGCCCGCACGCACGCCTACCGTGACCGTGCGCGCAATCCCGCGTATCGAGACGCTTGTGAGCGCACGCCGCATCAGCGTGCCCGTACCGCGCGACCGTAGGCCCACGTTCGTATGAGCAAGGTCGAGCGCAAGTGCGAGTGGTGTGCGAAGCCGTTCACCGCTCGCTCGGCGGACGTAAAGCGCGGATGGGCTCGCTTCTGCGGCAAGAGTTGCAAGGCGAGTCACCAAGAGGCATTCAACAGAAGCAGGAACATGGGAGGCAAGAAGGCCGTAAAGCGTCAGACGCGGCACGATCGCCTCGACGATGAACGCAGCGAGCGCGAACTGTTCGAGGAGCGGCACCAGCAGGCGCTATACGAATCGAGTAGCTGCCACGGGCAGGACTGAGCGGCAGGTAACAAAAGGTAATTGGTGCGGCACCATACCAAACGGTGCGACAACGTTCAATGTAGTTATCCACAATGGAGAAGGTAATGCAAGGATCGGCACGCAGGATCGCAATCGCAGGCATGGGCGCAATGGGCGCAATGGCGGCAGGCTTGGGCAGCTTGGCGCGCGGCGCATTGGGCACGGTCAACGGAGTGACCATCCATCCGCCTGCGCGCATCAACGAGGACGGCATCCCGGTTCACGAGCGCACGCCGCGCACGAGCGGCAAGAGCATTAGCGTCGCGCAGGGCAAGCGCAACGCCGTGAAGGCCAAGAACCGGGCTCGCAACCGGAGGGCGCACAAGTGAACTACGACGACTGGATCACGAGCGGCCTGGACGAATGGCTCGGCGAGGTTCGCCCGCTGACTCCCGAGGAGCGCGAGGAGCGGCAGCGCGACGAGCATGAACGCCGCCACATTGACGACTAATGAGAACGAAGGCCCGCCACGCGCGGGCTTTTGAGCTTTATCTACTCATCGCTTGCGGGTCTGAAAGCAAGAATCCGCTCAAAGGACTGGACCATGAAGAAGATTCTTATTGCAATCGGCATTATCGTTGGCTCGCTCTACATCGCGGGCGCGTTCGGCATCGGCGTGTTCGAGCTGCACTACGGCGCCAAGAGCATGTGCGAGGCCCGGCCGTGACCGTCTATGTCGACGATATGTTCCAGTTCGAGCTTGGGCGACTCGGCCGCATGAAGATGTCGCACATGATTGCGGACACAACCGAGGAGTTGACGGCGGCCGCATACGAGATAGGCATGCAGCCCGGCTGGATCCAGAAGCGCGGCACGCATGGCGAGCACTTCGACGTATCGAAGGGCAAGCGCGACCTCGCCATCGCTAACGGCGCCGTGCCGATCACGTTGCGCCAGTGCTCGGCCATGTGCATGCGCAGGAAGGTCGAGGGCCAGCTCGGCACGCCCGAGGAGGCCGAAGCGTGGCGCGACGCCTACGCAACAGCACGACGGGCCGCAATGGTTTGACAGGCGAACCAGCCGGATCGACAATCGCACCAGTTTGTCAACCGGCAAGGAGCCCGTCATGTCCGTCCAGATCGACGAAGATACCCAAGTTGTGACCCTGTTGGACCGAGCCGCCGCCGCACTTGCCGGCGACTGGTTCGCTTTGCCGCGCTCGCGCCCGCGCCGCGCCATTCAGGCCGTGGTGAGTGGCAACGGCGCCGTTACCGCTTCCGTAGTGATCGAGGGGAGCAACGACGCCGCTAACGCGTTGCCGCTCGGCACGATCGACCTTACGGGCGCCTCGCCGCAGACGGACGGCTTTCTGTCCGATGCAGAGTGGGCATTCGTGCGCGCCCGCGTCGTAAGCGTCACTGGCACTGGCGCAGTCGTGTCCGTGACGATGGGGATTTAACCCATGACCACGACCCTCTCCAAACTCGCCAAGCGCGCAGTCGAAGGCGGCAGCGCTCCGCCGCCGGCCAGCAACAAGACGCTGCGCAACATCGCGACGCGCTGCCGGCATAACTACCAGGCCTACGCCACGGTGTCTCGCGCGTTCCGTAGCAAGACGTGGCACATGAACCTTGGCGACGACATCATCGCGAGCGAAGGCGTCCAGTTGAAGTACGGCAACTGGTACGCAAACAACGTGCAGGAATACAGCGGCGCGGCGAACGTGACGTACTACGCCAGCATCGAGTACCCCATCGGCCAGTTCACCATCGTCAACTGGGGCGGGGCACAGTTCTCGCCATCAGTCGCGCCAGGTGCGAACGTCACTTCGGATGCGGTCAAGATCGCGATTCCGAAGGGTGAAGTGTTCTTCGTGCATACCATCTCGGTGTATGACTCGGCCATCACCATCCCGATCGCGGCGAGCGCCGTGGCAGCGCTGCCCGAATCGTCGTATGCGTGGACGGATGCACAGTGGACGTCACTGACCACGGACCCGCGTGCATTCCTCACGGGCACGGCCAATACTGGCGGCGCAGCAGCGGGCACGTCCATCCAGTACCCGCTCGCGGTGCTCGGCCAGTCGAGCGTGCCGAGCGTCATCATCTACGGTGACAGCCGCGCATCGGGCCGCAGTGACGGCGTGGCCGCCAACACCAAGGCCGATTTCGGCTTTTGGGGCTTGGGCGAGATTGCCCGCTCTATCGGGCGCGGCCGTCCGTACTGCAACGTTGGCTGCGAGACGGACACGATCCAGAACTTCAACCTCTCGAAAGCGCTGCGCGTGGCCCTTGCGGTCGATCACCAGTACGTCCACTTCGAGTACGGCATCAACGACCTGACGGCGGGCCGCACGGCAGCAGTCATCCAAGCGGCACTGACCAGCGCGTACAACCTGCCCGACTTCGCAACGAAGAAGGTCAGCCAGTCCACCATCCCGCCCGTCACGACCTCGACGGACTTGTGGGTAACGACGGCCAACCAGACCGTAGTGGCATCCAACCCGCAGCGCGTCTTGCTCAACGACTGGTTTCGCACCAAGCCGGCGCCGCTGTGGAAGTATTTCGAGGTTGCCGACGTGATGGAGAGCGCGCGCAACAGCGGTATTTGGGCCGCTCCGGGTGGTGCGGCACTGACGGGAGACGGCACGCACGAGGCGCCGATCGCGTACCAGATGATCCAGCAGTCCGGCAACATCGACCCCGCCGTTTTCGTCTAGGCATGACCGAGTACGCACTCCCGACCGACCCGGCCGAGCTGGCCGCCAAACTGGCTGATCCCATGTGGCGGCTGTGCTCGGGCGCGTTGTACAAAATCCTCATCAAGGGCGACGACGAGGATGACGACGGGCTAGTGCTGCCGTTCAAGCCGAACCGCGCGCAGAAGCGACTCATGCGCCGGCTATGGCATCGCAACCTGATCCTGAAAGCGCGTCAGCTCGGGTTCACCACGCTCATTTGCATCATGTGGCTGGACCACGCGCTATTCAATCCGAACAGTCGGTGCGGCATCATCGCGCAGGACCGCGAGGCGGCCGAAGTCATCTTTCGCGACAAGGTGAAGTTCGCATACGACAACATGCCGAACGCGCTGAAAGAGGCGATGCCGCTCATTACGTGCAACAAGTCGGAAATCGTGTTCAAGAACAACAGTTCGGTGCGCGTCGCGACGTCGATGCGCTCGGGCACGATTCACCGCCTGCACATCTCTGAGTTCGGGAAGATTTGCGCAAAGCACCCGGACAAGGCGGCCGAAGTCGTCACGGGCTCGATACCCGCCGTGCCAAAGAGCGGCATTCTCGTGATCGAGTCCACCGCGGAGGGCCGCGAAGGCGAGTTCTACGAAATCTCGAAGCGCGCCGAGGCATTGATGCAGGAAGGGCGGCCGCTCACGCCGCGCGACTACCGTTTCCACTTCTATCCGTGGTGGCAGGCGCCTGAGTACGTGCTCGACGCGAAGCACGTCCGCATCACGCCGAAGGACGAGGAGTATTTCGCCCGCGTCGAGGCGCGCATGAAGATCGTGCTCGGACGCGAGCAGCGCGCATGGTACGTCGCCACGCGCGACGCCGACTTTGCAGGCAACGAGGAACGTATGTGGCAAGAATACCCGTCCGACCCGGACGAACCGTTCAAGGTATCGACCGAGGGCACGTACTACGCGCAGCAGATCGCGACCGCGCGCACGCAGGGCAGGTTCAAGCAGCTCATTCCCGTACTGCCCGGCATCCCGTGCTACACGTTTTGGGACATCGGCAACAGCGACGGCACCGCGATTTGGGTATTGCAGCACCTGGACAGCGAGTGGCGCGGCATCCGGTTCAAGGAAGGTTGGGGCGAGCCCTACGCGCACTACGCGAAGTGGTTGCAGGACACGGGCCTGATCTTCGGCGAGCACTTCCTACCGCACGACGCGGACCACGTTCGGCAGGGCGAGACGACGAACAAGAGCCCGAAGCAAATGCTCGAAGGGCTCATGCCCGGCCATCGGTTCACGATCGTCCCGCGCATCGAGGACGTGAATTGGGGCATCCAGCAGACGCGCGACGTGTTCCCGCTCCTTTGGTTCGACGACACGCACACGAGCGAGGGCGTCGTCCACCTGGAGAACTACCGGAAGAAGTGGAGCGCGCAGCAGCAGCGCTGGATGACTGAGCCCGACAAAGCCGGCGGCCATTCCGAAGCGGCCGATGCACTTCGTCAGTTCGCCCAAGCATATACTGGCGGCCTTATCAACGTTCGTCGCAATACCACGACGAAGAAAACCGCGCGCAAACGTAGCTGGCGCACAACTTGAGGAGAGAGAACCATGCTTGAACGTGCCCGCCCCATGATCGACCTTACCCGCCATGCGTTTGTCCGCCAGCTCGGCGACTTCACGCTGTTCGGAACGTGGGTCTACGATGCAGACCTCGACGACGACGAGCCCGCGCTCGTTCTCATTCCGACGTATCGCACCATGCGGCACGGTATCAGACCGTGCGTTATCGCACTATCAGCCGCGTTTCGCTACACTGACCCGCGACACCTGGCCGCCGTCTCGCTGGAGTTCGCCAAGGCGCTCGGCTTCGAGGACACGCTGATGTCGAGCGCGAACAAGATCGGCGAAATCATCCACTCGCACTTGCTCGACCTCATCAAGATGCCCGAGAACCCGACCGAGGCACTCGTAGGCGCGACGGCGAACGTCGATTTTGGCGACGGCCGCAAACGCACTGTCGAGATTCTTGACCACGTACCGCAGGCACAAGCCTGAACCATAGGAGCCGACCGTGTTCGACCTGAACGACGACGACGCTACGCGCGTCACCCCCGCACGCACCGACGAGGGCGACACTCCGGCGGACACGGCGGCCGCGCTCGCGGCAAGCGTGAAGCCGAACGACCTCGACGGCGAGAAGGCTCGCGGCCTGCAAGCGCGCCTCGTCTCCTACTACCGGCAAGAGCTGTCGCGGCAGGAAGGTAATCGCGCAGAGATGGCAGTAGATGAGGACTACTATGACAATATCCAGTGGACCGAGGAAGAACTGGAGGAGTTGCGCGAGCGCGGACAGGCCGCCACGGTCTACAACGTCATTGCGCAGTCGATCAACTGGATCATCGGCAGCGAGAAGCGCGGACGCTCTGACTTCAAGGTATTGCCGCGCCGCAAGGACGGCGGCCGTGCGGCCGAGCTGAAAACGTCGCTCCTCAAGTACCTGTCGGACGTGAACCACCTGCCGTTCTCCCGCTCGCAGGCATTCGAGGAGACGGTGAAGGCCGGTATCTCGTGGCTGGAAACGCAGATTCAGCACGAGGACGACGGCGAGCCGATCTACGCCGGCTCCGAGAGCTGGCGCAACATCATTTGGGACTCGACCTATCGCCGGCTCGACCTCGAAGATTGCCGCTACATCTTCCGCGTGAAGTGGGTAGACCTCGACGTCGCTATTGCGCTGTTCCCCGAGCGTAAGGCGCAGCTCGAACGCGCCGCGATGGACAACTACGATACGTGGGGCGCCGATGACCTCGACGGCGACGACGCGATGGACAGCATCGAGTACGAGCGCGAGATTGCCGGCGGCGTGCGCGATGCGGCCACCGTCTACGTGCGCAAGCGCGTGCGCCTGATCGAAGCGTGGTTCCGCATGCCCGAGCGCGTTCAAAAGCTGCGCGGCTCGCGCTCCGACTTCCGCGGCGAAGTGTTCGACCCGAACGACGAGCGCCACCTTGTCGAGCTGCAAACCGGCCGCGCAACGCTCGCCGTCGCGCCGATGATGCGCATGTACTGCGCGATCATGACGACGGCCGACATGCTGGTGTACGGCGCGAGCCCGTACCGGCACAACCGCTATCCGTTCACCCCGATTTGGGGCTATCGCCGCTCGCGCGACGGCATGCCCTACGGCGTGATCCGCGCCATGCGTGGCATGCAAGACGACGTGAACAAGCGGCTCTCGAAGGCGCTCTACATTCTGTCGACCAACAAGGTCATCATGGATGAAGGCGCGGTAGACGATATCGAGAAGTTCCGCACCGAGGTTGCACGCCCGGATGCCGTGATCGAGAAGAAGCCCGGCAAGTCGCTCGAAATCAACGTGGACCGCGACCTCGAACCGGCGCACTTGGAGCTTGCCTCGCGCTCCATGAACATGATTCAGCAGGTAGGCGGTGTGACCGATGAAATGCTCGGCCGCACGACCAACGCTGTATCTGGCGTCGCGGTGCAGGCCCGGCAAGAGCAAGGCTCCATCGCCACGAACAAGCTGTTCGATAACCTGCGCCTCGCGTTCCAGCAGCACGGCGAGAAGGAACTGAGCCTGATCGAGCAGTACATGACGGACGAAAAGCAGTTCCGCATCACGAACATGCGCGGTGCGCCTGAGTACGTGCAGATGAATGACGGCCTGCCCGAGAACGACATCACGCGCAGCAAGGCGGACTTCATCATCGACGAAGCCGAGTGGCGCGCGACCATGCGCCAGGCGGCCGTATCCGAGCTGATGGAATTGCTCACGAAGATGCCGCCGGAAATCAGCATCACCATGCTCGACTTGCTGGTCGAGAACATGGACATTCCGAACCGCGACGAGCTGGTGAAGCGCATCCGCGCCGTGAACGGCCAGAAAGACCCGGACCAAACGGAACCGACGCCGGAAGATATGGCGCGCGAGCAGGCGAAGCAGCAAGAGACGCAGTATCAGACCGCGATGGCGATGGCAGCTCTCGACGAGGCACAGGCCAAGGCCGCAAAGACCAAGGCAGACGCCTCGCGAGCAGCAGCGGAGGCAATCAAGGCGCAGGCCGGAACCGACATCATCGTGAAGCAAGGCATCCGCGAGGGTGTTTTGGCAATCAAAGACGCAACGGATGCTGCTACGGCCGTCGCGTTTATGCCAGAATTGGCGGGCTTGGCGGATGGCATCCTGCGCGAGGCCGGCTGGACCGACCCGAACACGCCTTCCGCTGATGCACCGCAAGACATTCCGTACCGTCCGACAACCATCGTCCAGAATGGTTTGGGCGATCCGGCCGCAGCAGCAGCACCCGCGCCGTCCGGCGCACCTATCGCACCACACAATGCGATACCAAACCAACCCATGCAATAGAGGATGAAATGAGCTATTCGAAAGAAGATTTGGAAGGGCTGACTGAGGCCGAGATTGAAGCCCTGAAAGAGGACGACGGCGCAGACGACAAGACCACGCTCGGCGACTCGCTGAACGAGGACGGAACGCCGAAGGTTGCCGCCGCCGACGAAGGGCAGACCGAAACGACCGGCAAGACGGACGACGATGCAGCGGCCGCCGCAGCAGCAGCGGAAGCAGCGGGCAAGACGGAATCGACTAACACGCCCGCCGTCGAGGCCGCCAAGGTCGACGAGAAGCCCGTTGTTGCCGAACCCGCGAAGCCGCTCCCGTTGCTGGTCGCAGAAGCGCCGGCCAACGCTGACGCCGACCTGAAAGCGATCAGCGAGAAGAAGGGCACGTTGCTCGAACAGTTCGACAACGGCGACATCACGGCAAAGGAGTATCAGAGCCAGCTCGACACGCTGAACCGTGAAGAACGCACGATCGAGCGGGCCGTCGAGAAGGCGCAGACGGCCTCCGAGATGAACCAGCAGCAGGAAAAGAACTCGTGGCTCGGCCAGGTGAATGACTTCACCACCACCGCGCACCCGGAATACCGCACGAGCAAATCGCGCTGGATGGCGCTCGACACGTTTGTTAAGGAAATCGCAGGCGACCCGGCTAACGCCAACCTGTCCGGCGGCGAAATCCTCTCGAAGGCGCATGCGATGGTCGAGGCGGACCTTGGCATCGCCACGGCGAAGAAAGACCCGGCGCCCGAGCTGGACCCGAAGACGGGCAAGCCCAAGGTGGACGATGCCGCCGGCAAGCCGTTGAAGGGCGCGAAGATCAACCCGCCGCAGACCCTCGCCAAGGTTCCGGCCGCCGATCAGAACGAGCAGATCGACAACCGTTGGGCCGCGCTCGACCGCCTCGCAGAGACGGACCCGGAAGCGCAGGAGGAAGCGCTGTTCAAAATGAGCGCCGCCGATCGCGACGCCTACCTCGCATCGCGCTAAGGAGCCGCCATGAAGTTCGTCGCGAATCCTGTGAGCGTCGAGGCTCACCAAATCCAAGCCGTCCACTCGATGCTGTCGGATGGCTCCCTGCCTATCACGTTGGAAAACGGCGAGCACGTTCCGCCGCTCCCGCCTGAAATGATCGCGCGCTACATTCCTGTGCCCGGCGATTACCTCGTGACGCAGGAGCATGGCTATCAGTACGTCAACCCGCGTGAAGCGTTCGAGCGCAAGTACGCGCCCGAGGGCTCGCGCGTGCGCTTCACGGCCAGCGACGATATCGCCAACTTCCTCGCCGACGTGAAATGCCGCGTGCGCAACGTGGGCGAGCCTGTTGAGGCGTGCGTGGTGGTGTACGGCACGTACGGCGGCAAGTTCTTCGTTGAAAGCACCGAATCGGGCGTTACCGCGCTCGGCCTGCTGGACATCGGCAATCGCACCATGCTCGACGCGATTGTCCGGCCGCTGGAGGGATGACCGTGGAGCGCACTCTCACTCCCGAGCAACAGGCCGACGTGCGCGAGCACGCCGACCTGACCGAGCACCTTGCCCGCATCGACGCAACGATTCAGGGCAATGCGTTCTACCGGCTCGACGACGAAGGCAAGAAGATTGTCCGCAATCAGATGATCGAATTGACCGAGCGCCGCGCCGAACTCGGCAAGCGAATCGCGCAGTTCAACTAAGGTAATGAGGATCGAATGCTGAAACTTGATATGAAGCCGGGCGAGAGCGTGAAGATTGGCGATGCCGTCATCACGCTTGAGGACAAAAGCGGCAAGGTCGCGCGGCTCTCCATTCAAGCCGACAAGTCGATCCCCATTGAGCGCGTGAACCAGTCGACGCCCGCCAGCATCGCCGCAAAGGTCGGGCTGTCGGGCGAGCCTGCCTAAAGTTATCCACAGGTGCGGTTGCAAAATCGCACCACTTATTCGATAATCGCGCCAACTGCGGCGCAGGACGTGCCAAGGTGAATGTGACCAACTTTCATCGAGGCTACTCATGTCCAGCACCGTTATCCCCTTCGGCGACCCGAAAGCTATCAAGCGCTGGTCCGCCGACCTCGCGGTAGACGTCCGCAAGAAGTCGTACTTCGAGCAACGTTTCATCGGCACGTCCGAGAACAGCGTGATCCAGCGTAAGACCGAGCTGGAAAGCGACTCGGGCGACCAAATCACGTTCGACCTCTCCATCCACTTGCGCGGCAAGCCGACGTACGGCGATGCACGCGTGGAAGGCAAGGAAGAAAACCTGCGCTTCTACAGCGACCAAGTGAAGATCGACCAGGTTCGCCACGCCGTTTCGGCCGGCGGCCGCATGTCGCGTAAGCGCACGGTCCACAACATTCGCCGCATCGCCCGCGATCGTCTCGGCGACTACTTCTACAAGTTCACCGACGAACTGCTGTTCATCTACCTGTCGGGCGCGCGCGGTATCAACCTCGACTTCGTGGAAACGACCGACTTCTCGGGCTACGCAGGCAACCCGCTCGACGCGCCGGACGCGGACCACTTGCTTTACGGTGGCTCGGCAACGAGCAAGGCATCGCTCGCCGCAACCGACATCATGGCCCCGCTGGTCATCGAAAAGGCTGTCGAAAAGGCCGGCATGATGCAGGCCGAAAACCCGGCCGTGGCGAACATGGTCCCGGTTTCGATCGACGGTGCTGACCACTACGTCTGCGTGATGTCCGAGTACCAAGCAACGGATATGCGGACGGCTGCGGGCGGTTCGTGGATCGACTTCCAGAAGGCGGCAGCAGCGGCAGAAGGGCGTAACAGCCCGATCTTCCGCGGCGGCCTCGGCATGATTAACGATGTCGTGCTGCACAAGCACCGCAACGCGATCCGCTTCGCCGACTACGGCGCGGGCGCGAACGTGCTCGCCGCTCGTGCGCTGTTCATGGGCCGCCAGGCTGGCGTTATCGCCTACGGCACGGCGAACGGCCTGCGCTTCGATTGGGAAGAAACCGTGAAGGACTACGGTAACGAGCCCGCAATCTCGGCAGGCTTCATCGCCGGCATGAAGAAGTCGCGCTTCAACAACATGGACTTCGGCGTTATCTCCATCGACACGGCCGCGAAGAAGCACAGCTAATCGCGAGCAGGACGAAGCCGCCTACGGGCGGTTTCACCTTATCCACACAGACCTAAGAGGCAAACATCATGACCATTCTGCAAAGTCTTTGGGCGACCGGCCAGCGTATGACGCCGATTGGCGATTGCGCGGGCGATGTCGTATCGCAAGTGTTCGAGTTCGTGCTGCCGGCAACGGCGCTCCAAGTGGGCGACATCATCGAGCTTGGCCCGCTGCTGGCCGACAACTCGGTGCGCGACGCCATCCTGATTTCCGATGACCTCGACTCGGGCGGCGCCCCGGCAATCGCGTTCGACGTGGGCATCATGTCGGGCGAAGTGGGTGACGCGGTGAGCGCGCGCACTTGCGGCAATGAGCTGTTCGCCGCTTCGAACGTCGGCCAGGCCGGGGGCGTGGTTCGCGCGAGCGCAGTGAGCGCCTTCACGATCGCGTCGACGAGCAATCACCGTTCGATCGGCGCGAAGGTTACGACCGCGCCGCAAACGCAAGTCGCTGGCGCGAAGCTGCGCTTGCTGCTGACCTACGCGGCTGTTTAAGCGGCCGTGTGTTCACGCCCCTGCGTCGCGAGACGTGGGGGCTTTTGTCCATCCATGCCAAGGAAATGGGAAATGAAGATCGAATGCACGTTGCAACGTAAGGGCGGCACCGTCGTAGAGTTGGGCGGCAAGACGTACCACTTCAAGCCGACCGACGACGACCCGCGCCATGTCGCGGAAGTCGAGAACGAGGCGCACATCGAGCGCTTCCTGTCCATCCGCGAGGCGTATCGCCTGCCGCGCAAGCCGGGCGCCGAAGCCGTCGAGGAGACGCTCGAACCGATCAAGTCGACCGCACCGACGCCCGCGCCCGCCGCACCGCCGGCCGTGACGCTCGAACCGGGCCAATTCCTCAAGACGAGCGGCGCGACGTTCCCGCCGAGCTTCGATATCGGTGGCACGACGTACACCCTCGACGAAATCACGCACCATGCGTTCGGCGAGTCGGGCCTGACGGTCGAGGACTGGAACGGCCTCGACGAGGAGCACCGCTCCACGAAGATCGAGATTGTTCTCGACGCGTTGGAAGCGGGCGAAATCGCTGTCGCGAAGCTGCCGCCCAAGGCGCCCGAACTGCCGAACGAAACCGCACAAGACGATGCGAAACAGGATGGTGCAGCACCGCTGTTCAAGGGCGAGCAGGGTGACAGCCCGCAAAACGGTCTGCCGGCGCCGGACAGCGACGCGGAAAAGACCGAGCGCGCCGTGCTGGATGCCGTCTACAAGGAGCGTTTCGGCAAGCTGCCGCCGTCCAACATGAAGATTGAAACGCTGCGCGCGAAGCTCGCGGGCGGGCAGGAGTAAGCCATGCCCATTCTGGCCGCCGACCTCATCACGCGCGCGGGCGAAATCCTCCTCGACGAGGAGCATCTCCGCTGGAAGGTTCCCGAGCTGTTGAACTGGATCAACGATGCAGCTCGGGAAACGATCGTGCATCGGCCGGCGTCCGGTTCTATCTCTGCCGCGCTGGTTCTCGGCGCCGGCACGCTGCAAGCGCTCCCGGCTAATGCCGTCGAGCTGCTGGACGTAGTGCGTAACCTTGGGGCCGATGGCACTACGCCGGGCCGCTCCATTCGTCGCGTCGATCGCCAACTCCTCGACGATCAAGACCCGGACTGGCACAGCGCACGCGCGAAGAACGTCATCAAGCACTACACGTTCGACGAGCGCGCGCCGTCGACCTTCTACGTCTATCCGCCGGCCGTAGCAGGTACGAAGGTCGAGGCGATGTATTCGCGCCTGCCGCCTGACGTGGCGGCCGAGGGCGACTCGCTGGACATGAGCCCGGAGTACATCAACGCGCTTGTCTCCTACATCGTGTTCCGCGCCATGTCGAAGGACAGCGAATACGCGAACGGGCAAACCGCCGCGCTGCACTACCAGGCATTCCTTGGCCTCGTGGGCGACCAAGCGGCGCAGGCGACGGCCAACTCTCCTAACGCGGTGAGTCAATGAGCACGGTAGACCTCGATATCTTCCTGACGAAGATTCTCCCGTATGCGCCGGGCTGTCCCGAGCCTACGGCGTTTGAGCACATTCGCGCCGCGGCGACGGACTTCCTCGAAACGACGCGGCTTTGGCGCTTCGACGACTCGTTTGACCTTGGCGACGATCCGAACATTCTGTGCGCGCCGGGCGACAGCGTGATTCACGAGATTGAGCGCTGCGACTTCAACGGCCAGAAGCTCGACCCGGCCTCGCTGGATTGGCTGGATGACCGCTACCCGCAGTGGCGCAGCGACGAGAACCTTTGGACGGGCCAGCCGCGATGGTTCACGCAGACGTGCCCTAACACGATCCGCGTTGTGCCGTCGCCGATCACCGACGACAAGCTCGTGAAGGTGTGGCTGCGCCTCAAGCCGGCGCCGGACGCAGAGACGTTGCCCGAGTTCCTTTACCGCGAGCACGGCACGACGATCGCATGGGGCGCGCTCGGTGCAATCCTCATGCTGCCGAAGCAATCCTTTACCGATCAGAACATGGCTGTGTATTTCAGCGGCAAGTTCGACCAGGCACTCGGCCGCAAGTCGAGGCTGCAATCCGCCGGGCAGCAGCGCGCGCCGGTTCGCACGAAAGGTAATTTTTTTTGATTCTCTTTTAGGAGTGCTGATATGTCGGCCGCATCGAACTACACCGAGAACAACGTAATCAACTCGCTCTTGCGCGGCGCGGCCTTCCCCGTATCGCCTGGCGTCTACCTGTCGCTGCACACGGCAGACCCGAACGACGTTGGCGCAGCCGAAGTTGCTCCGGCGAGCTGGCCGTCCTACGTGCGTCGCGACTCGACTGTCGGCGACACGCTGGCGAACGCTTGGACGCCGCCGGCCGATGGCGTGACCTCGAACGCGAAACAGGTGCTTTACCCGTCGCAGAACGGCGCGTCGTCGATCACCCTCACGCACTTTGGTCTGTGGGACGCGGCGAACGGCGGCAACTTCCTGGCCGGCGCAGCGCTCTACGCGCCGCGCACGCTGAACCCCGGCGACGTGTTCGTGTTTGACGTTGCCTCGCTGACGGTGCGCATGCTCTAACCGATGAACGTCTACGCGCTCAACGAAACCCCGATCAACGGGTGGGCGACGCTCTACGGCGGTGGTAACGCCGTAGAGCAGCTCACCCTTTCCGGGGTGAGCGCGAACGTCGTCATGGGCGGCGGCAGCGCGGACCTGAACCTTAGCCCGGCCGGGAATGGCACGCGCTGGACGTTCGGGGCATCGCAGGCGGACCTCGCCCTGAATGAGAGCGGCAACGGCACTCGCCGGACGATCGGCACTGGCGACGCGTCAAACGTGCTCGTGGTGAACGGCGACGGGACCACGACTAGATCGCTCGGCGGCATGGCGACGCTTTTGCTGTCGTGGATTGTCGGCAAGGGTGGCGTGATTGTTCACGGCTCGGGCGAGGCGGCGCTCGCGTTGATGATCGACGCGAACGGCCGAGCTGCGATAGGGCGCCACGGAAGCGGCGACATGCGCATGGTGCTGTCGCTAGACGGTCGAGGCATCCTCCCGCCCGTTGTGCATGCCGGCGGAAAGATCGAGGAATGGCTGTACCTGACCGGCTACCCGAACATGATAGCGCATGCTGGCGGCGCGGCAGACATGCGCATGCTCGCGGCCGGCGATTCTCACGCGGGGCACAGGGTATTCGCGAGCGGCGAAATCGTGCTCGGGTTCGAGTTGGGCTGCAACTGGACGAGCAAGTACCGCGAGGTATATGGCAGCAGCTCGATTGTCTTTGGATTCAGCCTCGAAGCCCGCGATGCGCGCGTCGCCATGCTCCCGTCGACCTTCTATGCGGCGCCGAAATCGCGCGGCGCACGCGTCGAGCGCGAGATTCGCTTGGTGCGTGTCGATCGCGCCAGCGGCGCTTTGCACGTCAAGGCCGAAACTCCTCTGCTTGTGCCCAAGGAGAACCGCTCGATGAGCATGCCTAACGAGCCGCGTGAGCCGGGGAGTATGGACTTGCTCCGCTATGCAGATGGAACGCCAGCGTTCGACTTGATGGCGGACTCCACCAAGAACGGAGAACCGAGCACCGTTTCGGCAATCGACACGCTGGAGCCGACCGTAACGGACGAAATGCCGAACAATTCCTGGGCACCAACGCCATGAGCACGTCATCCCTTAAAAGCCGTGTCGACACGTTCGACCGCATCGTAACCGACGCGGACACGTGGGCGCGCGGTGACATGGCAACCTCGATCGACTTCGGCGGCGGCCCGGTTCGTTCGCCGGCAAAGCTGATTGCCGACCTGAATCAGTCGATCAATCAATCGGCGAGCGGCGTGCTGGCGCAGGCGACGGCGCAGGCGGCCAACGCAGCGGCAAGCGCCCAACTGGCGCAGGAGGCGGCCGGGGCGCCGGGCGACAAGGGGCCGCCGGGCGACAAGGGCGCACCGGGCGATAAAGGGGCGCCCGGCGACAAGGGAGCACCCGGAGACAACGGCTTGCCCGGCGACAACGGCTTGCCCGGCAATGATGGATTACCCGGCGATAAGGGCGCACCCGGCGATAAGGGAGCGCCCGGCGATAAGGGCTTGCCTGGAGACAACGGCTTGCCCGGCAGCGATGGATTACCCGGCGACAAAGGCGCACCCGGAGACAAAGGCGCACCGGGCGACAAAGGCTCACCAGGAGACAAAGGGCCGCCCGGCGATAAAGGCCCGGCAGGCGACCCGGCCCAACTGACCTACGACGTTGCGTTTTTCATCGAAGGCACAACGACGGCATCGGAAACCGTATTCAAGTTTGTGGCGCCGCGCGCCTTCACTCTGCCGGCGAACCTGACGGGCAGCGTAGCAAAGTCGGGCGTTGCCGCGACCGCAGCAACGACGATCACGATCAAGCGCAACGGTACGGTCATCGGCTCGATCAACTTCGCGACTGGAGCGACCGTAGGCACGTTCACGTTCGCGGCGGGCGTCACGTTCGACGCGGGCGACATCATGGACATCATCGCGGCAGCGACGCCAGATTCGACGCTGGCGGACATCGCAATCACGTTTGCGGGGACGCGCTGATGGTTCAAAAGGTGATCGAGCTTACGTCGGGTTCGAGTTGGCCGACGCCTCCTGACTGGCCGGGAGTAGCCGACCTGATTGAGACGTTCTCCGCAAGCGCGGGCGGCAGCTCGTTCAACTTCTCGTCGAACGGATCAGTCGGCGGCGGCGGCGGCGCGTATTCGGCGAGTGCCAACGTCGCGCTGCCCGCCGGCACCTATCCGTATCAGCTCGGCGCCTCGGGCACTGGCGAAACCGGCTCGAAAGCGGCCACGGCTGGCGGCGATACGTTCTTTGGCGCCGCGACGCTGGCTGCATCCCTGGTCGGTGCAAAAGGCGGTGCGATCGGCACAAAGACGGCAGGCGGCATCGGCGGGCAGGCATCGGCCGGTATCGGACAGACGCGCTACAGCGGCGGCAACGGCGGTGCGTCGAACTCGTCAAACGCGGGCGGCGGCGGCGGCGGGGCGGCCGGACCCAACGGCAACGGCAGCAACGGCGCGGCGGGCGCGGCTGGACCCTCGAATGGGGGCGCGGGCGGCGCATCGGCCAAAGGCATCGCAGGGGGCGCGGGTGGTACGTCGGCCTCGAAGGTAGGGCAAGCCGGGGCGGCGGACGATGATGGCGGCTCGGGCGGCGGTGGCGGCCACGGCACCGCTGGTAACGGGGGCGCGGGCGGGTTCCCCGGCGGCGGTGGTGGTGGCGGTGGTTCAGACGCCGCCTCAACGCTCGGCGGTTCGGGCGCAGGCAGCAAAATCCGTATCAAGTACACGGTTAGCAGCGTAACAACGAGGAAGCGGCGCCTCGTAGTCGTCATGAATTAGTGCCGTACAATGCGATAGCGCACCATACGAGAGAACACCATGTTAGGACTGTTCATGAAACGGCCGTCCGATCAGCTCGATTACGACATCGACTTTTCGCGCTGGTTGCCGGAGGGCGACACGATCATTTCCGCGACTGCGGAAGTGCTGAATGCCGACAGCATGGTGAGCGCCGTGCAAGTCGTGCCGCAGGCGTCCTCTGTGAAGGTTTGGTTGATAGATGGCGTGAGCGGTAAGACGGCGAATGTTCTCGTGACTGCGACGACGGAGCAGAACCGCGTCAAGCAGGTTGAATTTCAGGTTCGAGTGAGGGACTAAAAATGGCACTGAAACTTGCAAACAACGCGGCCAGCAAGTTCGCGATCGGTATCAGCACGACCGATACCCTCATCGCGGTAACGCCGGGCGATGGCGCCAAGTTCCCGGCGCTCGGAGCTGGCGACTGGTTCCCGCTTACGTGCGTGAAGTCGGACGGCTCGTTCGAAGTCATGCGGGGCACGGCGCGCGCAACCGATCAGATCACGGTCACGCGTGCGCAGGAAGGTACGGCGCCGCTCACGTTCGTACCGGGCGAGCGCGTCGAGCTGCGCATTACGTCCGCCGGCTTCGGCGCGTACCTGCAAGCGGGCGACCTCGCGACCGCAGGCGCGGCCGCTGGATTCCTCATAAAAACGGGAGCGGGAGGCACGGACTCGCTCTACATGCCGATCAGCGGTGACGGCCCGAGGGTGAATGCGACGACCACGGGCACGGAAAGATCATTGCTCGTGCAGAACAATACCGGCTCGGGCGATGGCAACGTCGCGGCACTCGGCTTCCTCTGCCAGGGGGCATACGGCATCAAGCTCTACCTGCGCGCGGATGGATATTTCGGCCTTGGCGGATGGAGCACGACCGCGTGGAAGTGGTACGTCTCCAATGTAGGCGACATGGTTGCAAGCGGAAACGTGGCGGCCTACTCCGACGAGCGCTTGAAAACCAACTGGCGCGAGTTCGACGACGACTTTATCGAGCGGTTTGCCGAAGTGAAGCACGGCATCTACGACCGCCTCGACATTGATGGCGTTACGCAAGTCGGCGTGTCCGCGCAATCGCTGCAAGACGTGATGAAGCACGCGGTAATCGAGGACAAGGACGGCGTGCTCACCGTGGCATACGGCAACGCTGCGCTCGCGGCCGCGATCCGGCTGTCGCGCCGCGTCATCGCACTGGAGCGCAAGCTCTCGGAGAAAGGAGTCCTCTAATGGCGCTGCCCGGTTCCGGCATCATCTATATGTCGCAAGTCAACAGCGAGCTTGGGCGTCCTGCGACTCAGACGCTCTGGCTCGCTGATGCTGAATTGCGCAATACCATCGCGGACGTTGGGAGCGGCGCCCTGTCGATGGCGAACTGTCGCGGCAAGACGTACCACGCCACGCAAAACGCGGTTATTCCCTACAGCTACGTCGGGCAGGCGAATTTTCAGGGCGGCCAAGCGTTTCGTGGCGCGTCGCCCGCATACGTGGAGCGGGTCACTGACTCTAACCCGGACAGCGGCCAGATTTACGGCTGGTGGCTTCGCATCTATTTCAATCAGAACCCGAACCACGGCGGGAATCTTTGGGTGCTTAACAACAGCACCGGCATTGCTTACACGTTGAACAAGGCGGCCGGAAATATGTGGCAAGTCTACGTTGGCAACCCTGGCAGCGGCGTGCCGGACAACTGGATTCCGACTGTTCCGGCCGGCAACGTCTACAACTACTCGATCTACGCGGTGTGAGGTTACAATGTGCCTGCGCCGCTCGGGGTTTCCTCTCTCCCTCTCCTTACTCCGGCGGCGCCCGCGAATCAATCGAACCCTCGCGCCTCGCGCGGGGGATTCGCGGCTCTCGAAGCCTCCCGCCATGTCGAATAGCACCATGCCGCACGCTACAATGCGGCGCAGTGCGATACAGGAGGCGTAATGGCTATCCTCAAGCTGATCGGTTTCACGGGCGAGGTTCCTCGCCTCATTCCTCGCCTGCTGCCCGACGCGGCTGCGCAGAGCGCCATGAACGCACGCCTCGACTCGGGCGGGCTCTCGCCTTACCGCAAGCTCAAATTCGCGCAGGCGATTCAGGGCATTCCCGCCGGCGAGGTAGAGACGATCTATCGCAACGGCGAGACGTGGCTCGCGTGGGATAAGCAAGTCTACGCGGCGCCCGGCCCGGTTGCGGCCGATCGGCTCTATGTGTTTGGCGACGGCGCACCGAAGATGATCGTCGACGGAGTGACGTACCCGCTCGCCGTGCCGATGCCAACGGCCGCGCCTACGTTGTCCGCGACGGGCGCGGGGACGGGCGACATATTCGCACGCGTCTACGTCTATACGTTCGTGACCGCGTTCGGCGAGGAGTCGGAACCGAGCCCGGCATCCGCCTCGATCAACTGGCAGGCCGGGCAGACGATCACGCTCGCGGGCATGCAGGCGGCGCCCGCCGGCCGAAACATCGTGTCGCAGCGAATCTACCGCTCGCAAACGAGTATCAGCGGCACGGACCTCTATTTCATCGCGGAGCGGGCGGCATCCAGCGCGAATTTTGTGGATAACTTGCCGCTCAATTCGCAGAACGAGCCTATCCCGTCGCTCAACTGGAACGCACCGCCTGATGACCTGACGGGCCTTATCTCGCTGCCGAACGGGATGATGGTCGCGTTTCGCAAGAAAGAGCTTTGGTTTTGCGAGCCGTATCGCCCGCACGCGTGGCCCCAGGCGTATGTGCTGACGATGGACTTCGACATCGTTGCGCTCGGCGCCTACGGTACGACCATCGTTGTCGCGACGTCCGGCCAGCCGTACATCGTTGCAGGCGTATCGCCCGATACGATGTCTCAGGAGAAGCTCGAACTGAACCTGCCGTGCGTGAACCCGCGCGGCATGGTCGACTTGGGCTATGCGATTGCCTACCCGTCGAATGATGGGCTCGTGGTCGCGTCGAGCGCTGGCGCGCGCGTGGTGACTGACCAGCTCATGACGCGCGACCAGTGGCTACGCACGGCGCCCGCGCGATTCGTCGCCGGCCAGTATTACGGCCGCTACTTCGCGAGCTACGCGTATGCGGAGCCGAACGGCAACGTGCGCGAGGGCTCTTTCGTTATCGACCTCACGGGGCAGGACGCAACCATGCACCGTGTCGCGTTCCGCGCTGATGCGACGTGGTATGACGTGCAAACCGGCCAGCTCTATGTCTGCATGGGAACCTCGATTTACGAGTTCGATTCACTCGAAGCGGAAAACGAGATTCTTGTGTGGCGCTCCAAGCTGTTCGTGAACCCGAAGCCGACCAACTTCGGCGCGATCCTCGTCGAGGCGGACCTCACGCTGACGCCCGAGGAGGAGGCCGCGATTCAGGCCGCGATCGACGCAGCAATCGCCTACAACGCGAGCATCTTCGACCTTCCAAGTATCGGCGGCGAAATCAACGGCGGCGCGCTCGATGCGTATGCGCTCAACGGCGACATCCTCCAACGCGTGACCGCGCACGAACAGCGCTTTGTAGCCGTGGCCGTCTACGCGGACGACAAGCTCGTAGCGACGGTAAGCAAGCTGAACGAAATGGCCCGACTCCCCGGGGGCTTCCTCGCGCAGAAGTGGGAGGTCGAAATCACCGCGAATGGCGACGTGTCGCAAGTGACCCTCGCGGGCACGGGCGCCGAACTGGCAGGAGTCTGATATGGCACGCGGCGACATCAATTCATCGCAAATCGGCGGCACCAATCGCGGCGACGCGGTAGGCAATCGCGCGCTCGAAGTAACGATTGTGCGCGTGCTCAATTCGAAGTTCGGCCTGTCTGAGCGCGCGGTGCAGCAAATTCAGGAGTTGGCGGGCCTGCGTGGCATCGCCGACGACGGTACGCGGCCGAACATGGCCGTGAAGCGCGGCGACTTCGGCCCGCTGCTGCGTGTGCCGGCGCCGAGTTCGAAGGCGGCGGCCGGCGCGACGCCCACGGCGGCCGAGTACAACGCGCTGCGCGACGACGTGCTTGCGCTGTTCGAAGCGTTCGGCCTGATCGCACAAGCCGTCGCGCAGACGGGCAGTGGACAGTAGAATGGTGCGAATTTCTAACCACTTCTCGACCATGTTCAAGCTGATCTACGAGCAAGACGAGCGTTTCCTGACGTGGGCGGCCGCGCGCATTGGCGTGGATCGTTTCCGCGACGACGCGCGCACCATCGCCTACGAGAAGGATGGCGAGCTGCTTGCCGTGATCGTGTTCGATGGGTTCTCGGGCAGCGACATGAACATGCACGTCGCGAGCGACGGCACGCGGCAATGGCTCACGCGTGAACTGCTGACGGCCGCGTTCGCGTATCCCTTCATCCAGTGCGGCGTGCGCCGCGTCACAGGGCTCGTGCCCGCCAAGAATGCCGCCGCGCTGAAATTCGACCAGCATCTCGGGTTCCGGCGCGAAGGCTATCACCCGTGCGCTGCCAGAAACGGCGGCGACCTCATCTCGCTCGGCATGCTTCGCGAGCACTGCCGCTTTCTTCCGCAGGGGACCGCATGAACATCGCACGCCAGCTCTCTAATCTCGGCATCCCCGATCTTCACGAGGATGCTTTCCAGCCGCGCGGCGGCCGCATGCGCGTCTACGGAAAGGGCGGCGGCTCGGCGCCGGCACCCGACCCGGCTGTTGGGCAGGCCGCGCTCCAAAACGTCCAGCTCGGCAAGGATTGGCTCGCGTTCGCGAATGACCAGTTCAAACAAGGCAACATTCGGCAAGCCGACCTCGACTCGCTGACGAAGCAAGTCACCGAGTCGCAGCTCGCCGCGCAGAACACGTCGAATCAGTGGGCGCAAGAGGACCGCAGCCGCTACAAGCAGGTATTCCAGCCGTTGCAGGACAGCTATATCCAGCAGGCGAAGGAATACGGCACGCAGGAAAAGCAGGATCAGATGGCGGCCACGGCCGTCGCCGACACGCAGCAGGCCGCACGCCAGGCGCGCGAGGCGAATACCCGCTCGATGGCGAGCATGGGCATCAACCCGAACAGCGGCCGTTTTGAAGGTATCTCGCGCGGGCAGGAAGTGCTCGACTCGCTTAACAATGCGGGCGCGGCAAACAACGCACGCACCGCGGCGAAAGACAAGTCGCTCGCGCTGACCGCTGACGCGATCAACATGGGTAACGGCATGGCGTCGCAGGCGGCCGGCGCGCTCGGGCTCGGCCTGAACGCCGGCAACTCGGCGACGGGCAACGCGGGCGCAGCGAACGCGAACTTCCGCGCGAATCAGGGAGTCATGCAATCCGGGTTCCAAGGCGCGATCGGCGCAAACAACAGCGCTGGCAGCATGCTAAACCAGCAATACGGAACTCAGGTGCAGGCGTACTCGGCACAGCAGCAGGCGCAGGGCGCAAGCTCGGGCGGCATGATGAGTGGAATCGGCGCAATTGCCGGCGCCGGTATTATGGTGTTCTAAGGAGAGAGAGATGCACGATGTAATTAATAAGCATGACAAAATAGCATTGCAGTTTTCCGGCGGCAAGGATTCGCTCGCGCTGCTGTACCTGATGCGCGAGCACTGGCCGAAGCTGACCGTCTACTGGACGGACACGGGCGATGCGTTTCCCGAGACGCGCGAGCTTGTGGATAAGGTTGAGGCGATGGTTCCCAATCTCGTGCGCGTCAACGGCAATCAGCCGGAAGTCATCCGCGTGTACGGCATCCCGAGCGACATCGTGCCGGCGGCCAATACGCCTATCGGCATCGCGTCGCGCGGCTACGGCGTGCTGATGCAGGATCGTTACTCGTGCTGTATGCGCTCGCTCATGTTCCCGATGCAGGAGCGCATGATGGCGGACGGCATTACGCTCGTGATTCGCGGGCAGAAGAACAGCGATAAGCTGCGCTCGCCGATCAAGAGCGGGCACGTCGAGGACGGCATTGAATACCTGTTCCCGCTTGAGGATTGGGACGACTCGGACGTGTTCAATTACCTCACCGAGGAGGAGGTCGAGCATCCGCGCTTCTACGACCACATGAGCGCGTCGCCGGACTGCATGACGTGCTCTGCGTATTGGGAAGATGGGCGCGGCGCCTACCTCAAGCAGTTCCACCCGGAGGCGTATCAGGAGTATCAGAGCCGCCTCAACGCGATCAGCGACGCGACTCAGGACGCGATTGCGCATTTCAACGTGGAGATTGGCGAGTGAAAGCGCCTATCGACCTTCACGCGCTCGAACAGGCGACCAGTCTCGCGCTCGCGGACGGGCATTTCCTGTTCCACACGCACCGGCTGTCGCCGAGTGACAAGGCGATTGCATGGGCGCTGCGCGCAGCGATGAATCCGCCGAAAGGCGCGATCGTGCTCGATGCCGGTTGCGGCATTGGCGAGCTGTCGCGCCTGATGTCTGAGGATCGGCCGGACCTCTCTTTCATCCTCGCGAACATTAGCGAGTTCCAGCTCGGCATGTGCCCGTGCGGCCCGCAGTTCAAATGGCTGCACGCGGATTGCCTCGACTTGCCGATTGTCGACGAGCACGTCGACGCCGTTATGTTCGTGTCGGCACTCACGCAGATGGACGCGAAATTCGTGCTGCACGAGGCGGCGCGCGTGACGAAGCCCGGCGGCATCGTGTTTCTGGCCGAGATGGTGCGCGAGTACGGCGACATCGACGAGTTCGAGGCAGTTACGACGGCGCGCGTCCACACGTCCGACGAGCTGGAGGGGTTCGCCGCGGCGGCCGGGCTCAAGCTCGACTTTGGATGCGCGATCCACGACACCGACGATTCGCACTTTCGCAAGCTGCTGCGCGAGGTAGACCGCGAATCACTGCTGGACCCGATCCGGTTCGCAATCATGCGGTTCATCAAGGAGTAGGACATGGCTATCAACGGTGTTGGTATCGGCGCGTTCATGCAGGGCATTGCGCAAGGCATGCAGCTCGGCAGGGCGTACAACCAGGCGAAATCCGAGTACGACGACAAGGAAGTGACCAAGAATGCGATGGCGGACGCCAACGCTTCGCGTCAATCGCAGCTCGAAGCGGAAAGCGCGCGCCTGATGGGTATTGGCAATCAGCCGAATGCGCAGGCGTCGCCGCAGGCTCCTCTCTCGCCGCCCGATGCGAACGGCGTACAGACGGCGCCCGTCGACACGAGCATGCCGCAGGCCACCCAGATTCCCGCCGATGCAGGCGCGCAGGCGACGCCGCCGACCGTTGGCGGCCCGATCGCGAAGGCCGCGACCATGCCGCCCGCACCGCCGTCCGGCCCGGTTGCGCCGCCCACGTCGCTCGCACCGGGCGAGACGAACATGAACGAGCCGGCGCCCCCGCGCAGCGCTGCCGCCGAAAAGATGGCACAGGCGCCCGCCGCTGCCGGCGGACTCGCGCCGACCATCGTACCGCCGACGAAGGAAGAAGCTCTGGCACAGGCGCAAAAGACCGTGCCGAGCGTCATGAAGATTTTCCGCGAGCAGGGTGTGCCGAAGATCGCAGAGGCGTATCTCGCGAATGGCGACGCCGCAAAGGCGCAAGCCTGGACGGATTGGGCCGAAAAGGAGGACACGCAGCAGCACATGAAAACGTGGGCGAAGGCATGGCGCGCGGCGCAAATGGGCGATGTAGAGGGCGCGGCAGACCATATCTTTGACCTCTACAAGGGCTACAGCGACGGCGTGACGCCCATGTCCAAGGAAGTCGTGAAGGACAACGACGGCAACGTAACCGGCTTCAACGTAAAGCTCAAGGTCGACGGCTCGGGCGAGGAGCGCTCGACGTTCATCGGTAGGGACCAATTGCTCGAAATGGGTGTTAGCTCGCTGGCGCCGCCGCAGATGTTCGAGATGGAGTACAAGAACAAGCAATTGAAGGACAAGCAGGCCGCCGAGGCTGCGCTCGAAGCGGGCAAGGCCAAGACGAAACTCGCGAGCGACCTTGTGCTGGAAAAGGTCAAGCAGGGCGGCCGCGTCGCGCTGGAAGATGCGCAGCAGGGCAACCGCGTTGCTCTGGCGGGTATCAACTCCGACAACAACATCAAGCGCGACAACAACCGCGCCACGAACGACCGCACAACCAACTCCGAGAAGGTCACGAACGAGATTTCCGCGAAGGCGGAAGCGTTGCAGGCGGCCGGCTACTCGCAGGACTTCATCCGCAATGCTCTCCCGAGTTTGCTTGGCGCGGGCGAGTACAAGCGCGCTACGTCGCCGGAAGAAGCGAAGCGCCTGATGTTCTCCGAACGCATGAAGTCTGATCCGACGTTCGCGTCGATGGAGCCGAGCAAGCAACGCGAGGTAATCGACGGCGATATGAACCTCGTTTACGGCGGAAAGGAAGGTAATCAGACCGGAAAGGCAAGCAACCCGTTTGCTGGTGGTGTTGGCGCCGCACCGGGCCAGCGTCCGATGTACGACACGAAAACCGGCAAAGTCGTGATGCGATAGGGTTCCTTGTGGTTTGGTAATCGCACCAGTTCGTATAGAATCGAACCGCTGCGCAGTGCCAAACCCGAGGAAACCCATGCCGAAGAATCTCTTTCTCCAGACGCCGAGCGCTGGCGACATCGAACAAGTATTTGACGATAGCGCCGCACAGATCATGCGCTCTCTGCCGGAGTTCCCCGGCACCGCTCCTTCCGCACAACCCGCCGCGCCGACCAACGCGGCGCCCGATCCCTCGCAAGCACCCGCGCCGGCCATGCCGGCGCCTGCCATTTCTACCGGCGGCCGCGCCGCTCCCACTCGTGATGACCTGATCCGCCGCGCTCAAGAGCTTGGCGTCGATCCGAACCTCGCGCTGTCTGTCAACGGCATCGAATCGAAAGGCAACTGGAACAGCAAGGATTCGCCGAAGGGCGCTGTCGGCGGTATGCAGGTTATGCCCGCCACGTATCAGCAAATGATGGGCACCGATCAGGGCATGCGCGATCCGTGGAACAACATGGAGGCGGGCCTGCGTTATCTCGCCTACGGCAAGAAAGTGCTCGGCACCGATGATCCGAGGCTCCTCGCCGCTGGATACCAGGCCGGCTACGGCAATAAGGACGTTCGTGCAGGCAAGCTGCCGACGAACGTTTCGGACGGCAACCTGACGCCCGCGCAATACGCTGAACGTGTTGCCGGCGGCGCCGCGCCGGCTGCTGGTGCGCCGAGTGCCGCGCCGACGTCGGGCAAGTCGCGCCTTGCTGCCGTGCTCGGACTCGGCTCGCAGGACGCAACAACCGAGGGCGGCCGCTATCGCGAGCTTACGCCGGAAGAAGCCGAGCAGTTTGCGAAGCAAGGCGCCCTCGACGCTGCTAATAAGGATGAGCCGGGCCGCTTCCGCGCGCTCACGCCTGACGAACTGGCGAACATGCCGGCGAATGCGCTGACCGATGGCGCGGAGAAGAAGGACGGCAAAGGCTGGTGGTCGCGCAACCTTGGCTATCTCGGCACGGACGCGAAGGTAGGCTGGAACAACCTGCTTTCGTCGCTCGACGGCATCAAGCAGGCAGAGCACGGCGACATGCTTGACGTGTTCACGAAGAAGTACACGCAACAGCAGATCGACGCGGACCCGAATCTCCAGAAGGAATACGCCGAGCGCGCGGCCAGCTATGCGCGCGTTACTAACGACATCAAGGCTCGCGGCGAGGAAACCGCCAAGCTCAGTAAGGACAATCGCCCGGCGACGCAAGAGTTTCTTGCTACCGGCCAAGCCGATGACGCTGGCTGGAACTGGAAAACGCTCAAGGCGATCGGTAGCGCCGTGGTGAAAGACCCGGTTGGCGTTGTCGCCGACCTTGGCGTCCAGTCTGCCCCGCAAATGGTCGCGATGATGGCGGCCGCAGTGCTCGCGCGTTTTGGTGGTGGCGGTGTGACCGGCGCGGCACTCGCGGGCGGCGCTACGTCCGGCTACCTGCAATTCGGCTCCGACTATTCGGACCTGCGCCAGCAAGGCATGTCACACGAAGAAGCGTTCAAGACGGCGGCCGCGAAGGCTTCTGTCGTTGGTGCGCTCGATGGCGTGTCGATGGGCTCGGCCGGGCACGCGCTCGATGCTGTGCTCGCCAAGAGCGGCGCGAACAAGGCGCTTTCTGTCGTGAAGAAGGCCGGCACCATTGCCGGCGAGACGGCGAAGCAAGGCGCACTCGGCATGGCAGGCGAAGCCGGCGGCTCGATTGCATCCGGCCGCGCACCGAACCCGACCGATGTTGTCGCCGAAGGGCTCGGCGAAATCGCAGGCGCACCGTTCGAGGCAATCAGCACGCACGGCGGCAAGCCCGCCACGGCACCGCAACCCGCCACGGCACCGCAACCCGCTGCACCGACTGGCCCGATTGGCCGTGCGCAGCAGGCCGCGCAGAATGGCATCAACACGCCTCCCGCCGGCCCGGCACCTACGGCGCCGTCGCCTGGCGCCGCGCCCGCACCCACGGCAACGTCCGCCACGCCTGACGCGCAAGGCGTGTCACGCACGGTCACCGGCGACGATGGGCAGGCGTACACCATCACGACCGGCCCCGCCGGTCCTACGGTCACGCGGGTAGACCCTGAGACGGGCGAGGTCACGACGGAAGCGGAAGCGCCGGCCGCCGCGGCGCCCGCGAAAGAAAATCTCGAAGCCGTTGGCGAAGCCGGTAAGGGCATCGTCGACGGCATGTACGACCACCTGTGGAGCCGCGTCGAGGCTGGCAAGACCAGCGAGCAAGACGGCTGGAAACCGTCGCCGATCCTGCAAGCCGCGAAGGTGCTGCGCAATCAGGGCGTCGAGCTGACGCGTGACACGTTCCCCGAGTTCGCGCAAAAGCTCGACAAGGCGATCGAGGGCAAGACGGGCGACGAGTATCAGAAGGCGATTCGCGGTGTGCTCACCGAGTACGCGAAGCCGGCCACGGAAACGAAGCCGGCGGCGCCGAAATCTGCCGCGCCCGCCGACGAGCCTCTATATAAGAACGCCGTCGACCTCGTGACCGGCACCGGCCGCGCGTCGCTGTCGGAAGTGCAGCGTCACTTGAAGGTAGGCTACAACCGTGCCGCGCGTCTCCTCGAAGCGATGGAGAAAGACGGCATCGTGTCGCCGGCCAAGCCGGACGGCTCGCGCGAAGTGCTCAAGAAAGGTGAGCCGAAACAGGAGGCGACGCCGGCCGCCGAGGATGCGCGCGCGCTGACGGAATGGAGCGATCCCGAGCTGCGCGAACGCCTGCGCTATGTAACGCAGCAGGCCAAGACGAACGGCGGATGGAACAAGCAACTGACGGCCGAGCGCAAGCGCGTGTCGAGCGAAATCGACCGCCGCAATGCTGGAGAACCGGCGCCGGCCGCTGCACCGGAAAGTGCCAAATCTGGCACCACGCCCGCGAAGCTCACGCCCGAGCAGATCACGAAGGGCAAGGAGGATGCGCTCTACCCGCGCGTGGTCGAGATGCTGAACGGCCGCGAGGCAATCCGGCCGCAGGACATAATGGCTGCGACCGATGTTGGTTACAACCGCGCCGCGCGTGCGCTCGAAGTCGCCGAAGCAGAAGGCCACGTCGGGCCGCTGCAAGAGGACGGCACGCGCGCGGTAACGGCCAAGGAGGCAACCGCGAATGGAAGTGGAAGCGATAGCGCTGCTGATGGACGAGCAGATAGCGGACGCGGTGACGAACGCGTATCTGAACCCGTACAACCCGAGCCCGCCGCCGATGCCGGCGAATCCCGTGCTGAACGCGCTGCACCTGTACATGCTAAGGGAAATGACGCCGCCGCTCCTGCACTGAGCAAGGAGCTTGCCGGCGCGAAGCCGCGCTATGCGTTTGGTTCGAAGCAGTTCGACCTCGAATTTGCAAGCGATATCGACCGCGCTGCGTACATTACCGCACAGAAGAACCCGAGCAAGCGCGACGCCGAGTATGTGAAGTTCGTTGCTGACGCTACGGGCATGACTGAGGCACAGGTGCGCGAGCACGGCGCCAAGGTACGCGAGAACATCAAGGGCATGGCGCGCGACGCCGAGCCCGGCAAGCTGACCGTTCCGCAAATCCACGGCACGGCCGCCGCCGCTGGCGCCGCCCCGGCCGCCGGCAAGTGGTTCGGTTCGCAGGAAAAGGCGCAGGCGTTCATCGACAAGAAGGGCTTGAACGAATCGCACGATATCGTACAGACCGGCAAGGTGCGGTTTGAGATCAAGCCGAAGGCTGTCACGCAGATTGATACCGCAGCGCACGAAGCCGCGACGAGCCCGCGCAACGACACGCCGGAACCCACACAGGCGCAGAAGGAAGCGGGTAACTACAAGAAGGGGCACGTCAACGTTCAAGGTCTCGACATTACGATCGAGAACCCGCAGGGCTCCACGCGCAGCGGCACGAGCGAGGACGGCACAACCTGGTCGCACAAAATGTCGGACCACTACGGCTACGTCAAGCGCACGATGGGCGCGGACGGCGATCAGGTGGACGTATATGTCGGCCCGAACCCGGACGCCGGCCGCGTCTACGTGGTGGATCAGATCGACCAAAAGACGGGCAAGTTCGACGAGCACAAGGTAATGCTCGGCTTCGACTCGCAAGAGGCCGCCGTCGCCGCGTACAGCTCGAACTTCGACGCCGGCTGGAAGGTCGGGCCTGTCACGGAAATGTCGATCGACGAGTTCAAGACGTGGCTGAAAGAGGGCGACACCGCCGCTCCGGCCGCTTCGGCTCCCGAGGTCGACCGTAGCCCGGAAGCGACGCGCGCCGCTGCACTCGACTTCGTGCGCGCCGCTCGCGAACGCGGTGCGAAGAAGGCCGCCGACGTCATGCCTGGCATCAAGGGCGGCCGGACGTTCCAGACGGGCGCCCCGCTCGTGAAGCCGGGTTTCATCATGGTCGACGGGCCGAAGGGCCAGCAGTTCAAAATCGCTGACCTGTGGAAAGAGTCTGAGCTGGACGCGAAGAAAGGCGCCAAGACGCTCGACGCGCTGAAAGAGCGCGTCACGCGCTTTGCTTCTGGCATGTCGCGCTCGCGTGACTTTGGCGCCGCAGCGCGCGCCGGGCACGGTATCGGCGTGGATATCGGCGAAATGTCGGACGCGAGCCTGCGCGAGCTGGCCGCCGCCATCGCGAACGGCGCGCAAGCGTTCGTCGACTCTGGCGCGTTCGGGCTGTTCAAGAAGTCGCTCAAGGCCGAGGGCGCTGTAAAGGCGATGGACTTCGACGCGATCCTCGCGAAGTACGACACGCTCATGCAGTACATCGGCGAGGCGAACGCGGCAGAGGAAAGTCTCACGCCGCCGCTGCTGGTTATGCCTGACGTGGTAGGCGACCAAGCCGCATCGCTCGCGCTTATCGAGCAGCACGCGAAATGGATCAAGGCCGAAATGGGCGGCAACCTCTCGCGCCCGATCATCCCTCTGCAAGCCGGCGAGTTGTCGCTGTCGGAAGCGTTCGACCGCGTAGTGAATGCGCTGGACTCGGATAACTTCATTGTCGGCATCCCGTCGAACGCCGCTGCCGTGAGCCCGGAGGAGTTCGTCGACTTCCTGCGCACGAGCAAGCCGAAGGCGATTCACATTCTCGGCGCACTGGCAGACCGCACGCTCGGGCCACGCCTCGAACAGATCATTGAAGCCGGCCGCGCCGAAGGTATGGACGTGTCGGCCGATGCGAACGTGCTGCGCTCGCGCATCCTGACGCCGGGCACGCCGACCGCCGCACGCACCGACAAGATTGAGGGCGAACTGAGCCGCCGCGCCGTCGCTGACGACGTTGCGACGCAAGCCGCCGTCGAGGGCACGCCGGCCGCCGAGCTGGACGCCAAGGTTGCAGAGCAACGCACCAAGGTCGACGAGCTGCGCGCGAACAAGGGCGACGGCTACGACAAGAATCTCGCGATTGCCGAGAGCACGCTGGCCGGCTACGAGAAGGCGCGCGACAACCTCGCGCCGAAGCCCGTCAAGGTGAAGAAGGTAAGCGACGGCATCACGGCTATCGTGATTGACCCGAGCGCCGGCCGCACCGCGCCGAAGGCCGGCGAGTCGCAGAGCAAGTGGCAAGCACTGAGCGCCGCCGAGCAGCATGACGTTGTGGAGCGCGCCGGCTACGCCGACGAGACGGGCAAGCTCACGCCGGAAGGCATGAAGATCGCGGATTCGCATTTCTCCGACATTCCGGCCGCCGCGCGCGCGAAGATCGTCGATGCGATGGCCGCGAACGATGGTGCGAAGCCGAACGGTACGGACCCGTTTGCAGGCAATAAGATTTTCACGGCTGACAAGGTTGCGGCCGCACGCGCGCTGCTGAAATCGAAGCTCGGGCAACTGAATAGCGGACTCGATCCTGAAATGGCCGTGGCGGGCATGACCATCGCGGGCGGCTACATCGAATCCGGTATGCGCTCGTTCAGCGAGTTCGCCAAGACGATGACGGCTGACCTCGGCGATGCGATCAAGCCCTACCTGCTGTCTTTCTGGAACGGCGCACGCGACTACCCCGGCCTCGACACGAAGGGCATGACGGACCATGCCGAATCGAAGCGCCTGCACGATGAATTGATGGCATCGCAATCCGAATCGACTAGAATCGAATCGGCACAACCGCAGCAAGGAACCCAAGATGAACGACTCGCAACTGAGGAATCTCCTGCTGCAAGCGATGCAGGAGTACGCACCGAAGCAAACGGCGCAGATGAAGGCTCGCGGGCAACTGAGCGAGTATCTGGACAGCCTGACGGGCGAAACGCTGGAAGCGATCAACGGGCCGACGCAGGAGGCAATACTCGGTCTCGTGACGCAGGGAAGCGAGACGTTCGAGCCGAACCCGCTCAAACGGACGCAGGAAATCAACATGGCGACGAACAGCGCGACGGAAATAGCGCTGGCGCAAGCGATGGAAACGATTCGGGCGCTAAATCCCGAGTCGGCAATGACTACCGCATCCAACCCGGAGAGCTGAAACGGGAAGGCTCGTGGCGCACCACGGCCGCGCGCAACGTCGATATCGTCGAGCTGGCGAAGAAGCTCACGGAAGAAGGCCGCGCGCCGACTGCCGAAGAACAGGCGTTGCTCGCCCGCTTCACGGGATGGGGCGCCAGCGAAATCGCTAACGGCGTCTTCCCCGATAAGTACGGCCGCTATAAGGATTCGACGTGGCAAGCGCTCGGCGAACGCCTGAAAGCCGCGCTCACGCCCGAGCAGTACGACACGGCGAAGCGGACCACGCAGTACGCGCACTACACGTCTGAGGGCGTAATCAGCGGCATCTACCGCGCTTTCGAGCGCATGGGCTTTGCCGGCGGCAAGTTCGTTGAGCCGGGCATGGGCGTGGGCTCGTTCAAGGGCTTGATGCCTTCTGCGATGGCGGCCGCGTCGCACTACACCGGCATCGAGATGGACCCGGTAACGGGCATGATTGCGAAGCTGTTGTATCCGCAATCGAACATCATCAACGGCGACTTCACCAAGACGGCACTCCCGCGCGACTACTTCGACGCGGCGATCGGCAACCCGCCGTTCGGCAATATCACGATCAGCAACGATCCTGAATACCGCAAGAACGCGTTTCTGCTGCACGACTATTTCTTTGCCAAGACGCTCGACCGCGTGAAGCCGGGCGGCATGCTCGTGTTCGTGACGTCCAAGGGCACGATGGACAAGGGCAGCGATCGTGCGCGATCGTACCTGGCTGACCGCGCGAACCTGATCGGCGCCATTCGCCTGCCGCAGACCGCGTTCAAGGACAACGCCGGTACCGAGGTTGTTACCGACGTGCTGTTCCTGCAAAAGCGCGGCCCCGGTATCGAGGACAACGGCGTCCAGTGGCGCGGCACGGCCGAAGTGACCACGCCGCAAGGCCCGGCCACGATCAACGAATACTTCGCGGCGCATCCCGAGCAAGTGCTCGGCGCGAACGCGCTCACGGGCTCGATGTACCGCGCGAACGAGTACACGGTCATTCCCGAACCGGGCGTCGACCTCGACGCAGCGTTCGCGAAGGCTGTCGAGCGCTTGCCCGAGAACGTCTACAAGGCCGGCGCCAAGAACCCGCAAGCGGCCAAGGCACAAGCGCTGCAACGCGACTTCAACCCGCTGAACAAGAAAGAGGGTGGCGTCTACGTTGGCCCGGACGGCACGCTGATGCAGACCGAGGACGGCTCGGGCGTGCCGCTCGAATCGCGCCGCGGTGCGGACGGTAAGGAGATCGCGCTCAAGCCGAAGGAAAAGGAGTTTCTGAAATCGTGGGCGAGCCTGCGCGACGCGCTCAAGCAGGCGCAGCTCGACCAGCTCACGAACGGCGATTGGGAAAAGTCGCTCGCCGCGCTGAACACTGCATACGATGCGTTCGTGAAGAAGCACGGCAACTTGCTCGACTTCTCGACCATCACGCGCACCGACGACGAAGGCAACACGACCGAGACGAAGCGCTTCAAGAATGACCCGCTCTTGCGCCTCGACGTGGACGGCCCGCTCGCCTACTCGCTGGAGCACATCACGCAGGCCGGCGACATCGTGAAGGCGCCTGTCCTGTCTGAGCGCGTGCTCGAACAGCCGCGCGAGCCGGAAATTAAGACGACGAACGACGCGCTGTTCGTGTCGATGAACAATCTCGGCCGCCTCGACCTCGACGACGTTGCGAGGCTCGGCAAGATGACGCGCGACGAGGCTATCGAAGCGCTCGGCACGTCCATCTACGAAGACCCGGCGAAGGGCTGGCAGACCAGCGACGAGTACCTTTCTGGCAACGTCGTGCGCAAGCTGAAAGAGGTCGAGGCCGCCGCGCGCACCGACAAGCGTTTCAAGCGCAACCTCGATGCGCTGCTGTCTGTTCAGCCGAAGCCGCTCGGCCCGAGCGACATCACGACGAAGCTCGGCCAGAACTGGATTCCGCCGAAGGACATCGCGCAGTTCGCGACCGAAGCGCTCGGCGAGAAAATCGCCGTGACGTACAACGAGCGCACGGGCCAATGGTCCGCCGATCAATCCGGCTCGAACATGACGGCCTTCAACGGCCCGCGCATGGACGCCGGCATGATTCTCGAATCGGTGCTGAACAACAAGCAGCTCAAGATCACTTTCCGCGATCAGGACGGCAAGACGCACGTTGACGCCGAATCGACGGAAAAGGTCAACGACATCGCGAACAAGATGCGCGCCGCGTTCAGCTCGTGGGTTTGGACGGACCCGGCCCGCGCTGACCGCCTGGTGAATTACTACAACGAGAATTTCAACAACATCGCGCCGCGCCAGTTCGACGGCTCGCACCTGACGTTGCCGGGCGTGTCGCTGCGCTTCAACCTGCGCCCGAATCAGAAGCGCGCTATCTGGCGCGCGATCCAGCAAGGCGACACGTACCTCGCGCACGCTGTCGGCGCCGGCAAGACGTTCGAAATGATCGCGATTGGCATGGAGGAGCGCCGGCTCGGGCTCTCGAACAAGCCCATGTACGCCGTGCCGAATCACATGCTTGCGCAGTTCGCGCGCGAGTTTCTGGAGTTGTACCCGGCCGCTAACATCATGGTCGCAGACGAACAGAACTTCCACACGCACAACCGCCGGAAGTTTGTCGCGCAGGCCGCACTGAACAACCCGGACGCGATCGTTATCACGCACTCGGCGTTCGGCCGCATCGGCATGTCCGACGAGTACGCGAGCAAGTTCATCTCCGATCAGATCGACGAGTGGCAGGCCGCGCTCGATGAGACGGACAAGAGCGACCGCATCACGCGCAAGCAGATCGAGCGCCGCATCGAGCAACTGGAGCGCCGCCTCGAAGCACGGCAGGGCAACGAGAAGAAAGACCGCGTGCTCTCGTTCGAGGAGCTTGGCGTTGACCGCCTACTGGTGGACGAAATCCACGAGTTCCGCAAACTCGACTTCGCGACGAACCAAGGCAACATCAAGGGTATCGACCCGAACGGTTCGCAGCGCGCGCTCGACCTGTACATGAAAAAGCAGTACCTCGACACGAAGAACCCCGGCCGCGCGCTGGTGGGTGCATCGGGCACGCCGGTAACGAACACGATGGGCGAGTTGTACACGGTGCAGCGCTTGTTCCAAGCCAAGCAGCTCGAAGAAGATGGCCTGCACAACTTCGATGCGTGGTCGAACCAGTACGGCGACATCGTTGCGGGCTTCGAGCAGAACGCGGCCGGCGGCTATGAAATCGTCTCGCGATTCGCGAAGTTCCAGAACGTGCCCGAACTGATGCGCCGCGTTCGCTCGTTCATGGACATTCTCACGAGCCAGCAACTGTCGCAGTACGTCGAACGCCCGGACGTCAAGACGGGCGGCCGCGAGGTCAGGGTTACGCCGTCGCCGTTCGGCTACAAGGCATATCAGAAAACGCTCGAATCGCGTATCGCGGCGATCCGCCGCCGCAAGGGTCCGCCGAAGAAGGGCGAGGACATCATCCTCAAAGTCATTTCGGACGGCCGTTTCTCGGCGATCGACATGCGCTTTGTCGATCCGACCTCGCCGAGCGATCCGAACAGCAAGCTGAATCAGATGCTTGCGGCAGTCGCGGCCGATTACCACGCGGCGGCCGACTTCGAATATTCGACCAACGGCAAGGTCGATCCGCTCAAGGGCGCGTCGCACATCATCTTTACGGACATCGGGCTCGGCGAGCAGTCGGCCGAGACGCGCGGCTTCGACATGAAAGCGTGGATCGAGCACGCCCTCGTCGAGGCTGGCGTAAAGCGCGAGCACATCGCGTTCATCCGCGACTACAACACGCACGCGAAGAAGGAACGGCTGTTCGCTGCGATGCGCTCGGGCGAAAAGCGCATCATGATCGGCGGCAAGGATATGGAAACGGGCGTCAACGTCCAGAAGCGCCTCTACACTGAGGAGCACTTGGACGCGCCGTGGTTCCCGGCATCCGTCGAGCAGCGCGAGGGCCGCATCGTGCGGCAGGGCAATCAGAACAAGCTCGTCGGCATCCGCGCGTGGGCGACGAAGGGCAGCTACGATGCAACCATGTGGGGCATGAATGCGCGCAAGGCCCGCTTTATCGAGCAGGCTTTGACGGGCGATGACAGCGTGCGCTCGCTTGAGGACGTGTCGGAAGCATCCGCGTTCGAAATGGCGGCCGCGCTGGCATCGGGCGACGAGCGCTACATGAAGCTCGCCGGCCTGCGCTCGGATACCGAACGCCTCGAACGCCTCGCGAGCGCTCACCACGACGAGCAGAACAAGCTGCGCCGCGACAAGAACTACGCGGAACACAGCATCGAGCACGACCAAAAGCTCACGGACGAACTGAGCGAAGCGCTCAAGAAGGCCAAGCCGATCCGCGCGGGCGAGTTCGCCGGCACGGTGGGTAACGTCACGATCACTGAACGCTCGGAGTTCGGCCCGGCGCTGTTCAACCGCTTTAAGGAGTTGGCCGAGAAGGAAACCGACACGGCCGAGCAGATCGGCGAAATCGGCGGGTTCCCGATCATGTACCACGGAACGACGCTGAAAGGCTCTGGCGAGTACACGGCCGCCGTGACGATCGACATTCCGGGCGACCCGAACCCGCTTATCGCCATGCCGCTCGACCCGGACATGCCGATCGGCGGTATCGCGACGCGCGCGGCGAATCAGGTGAACAACCTCGAAGGCACGCGCGCACAGCTCGCCGAGCGCATCAAGATTAACGAGAATCGCCTCAAGGCGATCAACGGCCGTATCGGTGCGCCGTTCCCCGAGCAAGGCATCCTGCTGGAAAAGACGGCCGAGCTTCACTCGCTGCAAGACGAACTGGCGAAGGAAAAGGCGGCCGAGAATGCGCCGGCACCGAGCGCGGACGCGGCAGCGGCTACCGTCGACATCGAGGGTAAGCCGGCCGAGAAGTTCAGTACGCCGTCCGTCGATACGCGCGGCCCGCTCACGGCTGAAACGCTCGGCGAAACGCTGCGCGGTGGCGCTTATGGCGACGTCGTGGGCAAGCTGATCGACGCCAATAGTGTGGTGCTGCACGATACCGCACAAACCTTCCCGAGCAATAACGCCGCCGGCAAGCAGGGCATGACGGGCGCAGACGGCAAGATTCACCTTGCCGCCGACCGCCTCACGCCGCGAAGCGCGGCGGCCGTGCTGCTGCACGAGGCGTTCCACTCGGGCGTCGAGAAGTTGATCGGCTCCGAAGCGTGGACGGGCCTGCTGTCGCGCCTGAATGCGCTGATGACGCAAGGCCGCCAGTCGAGCGGCCGCGCACGCCAGTTCTTCGATGCGGCCCGCGCGAGCGTCGAGCAAGCCGGCACGGATGCGTCGATGCGTGCCGAGGAGTTCGGCGCCTACACGGTCGAGCACTTCGAGCAAGCGCCGCGCGCCTTCCTGCGTTGGGTGGATGATGCAGTGGGCGCCGTCAAGGCATGGGCTCTGCGCCGATTCGGCCAGCAACTCGGCGCCGTGACGCCCGCGCAGCTCCGCGCACTCGCTGTCGCCGCGCTGCGTGACGGCAAGATCGGCACCGACAACGGCCCGAACGGTGGCGAGCGCTTCTCGACGCCGCCGGCCGGCACGCCGAGCACGGCGCCGAGCGGCCTGACGCCGCCGGCACCGGGCCGCTTCGAGCGCTTCCAGGCGACGGTGCAGGACAACATGAACCGCGTGAAGAAGGTTCAGCAGCGCATCGCCAAGCTGACGGGCGCGGCGCTGCCCAATCACGCGGACTACTACCGCGCTGAGACGAACCGGCCGGGCCGCATCGCGGCGCGCAAGGAAGATGCGGACCGCAAGATGTTTGAGCCGCTGATGGCTGACCTCGCGGAATCGGGCCACACGCCCGACGAGCTGGCGAACCTGCTGCACGCGCAGCACGCCGAGGAGCGGAATAAGCGCGTTGCGCTCATCAACGACAAGATGCCGGACGGCGGCTCGGGCATGACGACGGCTGACGCTAACTCGATCCTCGCGCAGTACGCGGGCGCGACCGAGCTGCAACGCATCGCGCAGAAGGCGCGCGACATCGCCAAGGCAACGCTCCAGCTCAAGTTCGACTACGGCCTGATCGACCAGGACACGCTCGACGCGCTCACGAACGCCTACCAGTATTACGTGCCGCTGAAAGGCGACCTCGAACCCGGCCCGAAGGTCAAGCGTGCGATGGGTCACAGCTCGCGCGACGAGTACATTCTGGAAAACATCGCGCGCGACTATAACCAAGCCGTGACCGTGGGCGAGAAGAACCTCGCGCGTCAATCGCTCCTCGCGCTCGTGGCCGAGAACGATGACCCGAGCCTGTGGACGATCGGCGTTCCGCCGAAGGGCCGCTACGTCGCCGGCCGCGTGTACAACGTGGTCGACGTTGGGCCGCTCGGCGGCACGACGGGCACGACGGTAGGCTCGTTCACGTCGCAATCTCAGGTGAATGCGTTCCTCGAAGGGCTCGGCGCGCACGCCCGGCCGAACTACATCGTGCTCGACTCGAACGGCGAGCGCGTGGCCGAGTTCACGAAGCCGCTGCAAGAGAATGAGGTTATGGTCTACGTCCACGGCGATCCCGTGCGCATCCAGATTCACGACCTCCCGCTCGCGCGCCAGCTCCGTCCGCTCGACAACGCGCAGATGCACCCGATCCTCGAAGCGATGCGCGGCCTCAACCGCTACTTCTCGAAGATTTACACCGGCTACAACCCGGCCTTCATCCTGCGCAACGCAATGCGCGACGCGATGACGGGCACGGTCAACATGGTCGGCAACGAGGGGGCGGCGACGGCGGCGCGCGCGTGGACGAACTACCCGAAGGCGCTCAAGGCGCTCGCGCAGTGGGCGGCAACGGGCAAGTCGCCTACCGGCCGCACGGGCACCTACCTGACCGAGTATCGGATGCAGGGCGGAAAGACGGGCGCCTCGTGGATGAGCGACCTCGACGCGCAGGGCAAGAACCTGCAACGTCACTTCGACGACGCTTACGGCGCGCGCGGCTACCTGAAAGACGGGAAGAACCTGAAAGCAGCGGGCATCGCCGGCCGGAAGATTGTCGGCGGCATGGCGCACGTTATCGAGGTCGGCAACCAGGCAACCGAGAACGCGCTGCGCCTGTCGCTGTACATCGCACTGCGCGAGAAGGGAGAGACGCCGGGCCGCGCCGCGGCGGCCGCCAAGAATGTGACGGTGGACTTCGACCGCAAGGGTTCGATGACGGGCGCGCTCGGCGCCATCTACCTGTTCTTCAACCCGGCTGTGCAGGGTACGGCGAACGCGCTCAAGACGCTGGCGAAGGGCGAGCACCGCACGCAGGCATTCGTTGCGCTCGGCATGCTCGCGACGCTTGGCTTCCTCCTCGCGGGCTCGGGCATGGACGACGACAAGGAGAAATGGCTCGGCACGGACTGGTCGATGCGGACGAAGAACATGCGCCTGACCGTGGGGAGCCACACTATCAGCGTGCCCGTGTCGCAGGAGTTCGCGCCCGTCTACGCGCTCGGCGTGGGCGCGGCCGAACTGCTGCGCGGCGTGAGCCCGATCAAGACGGCGGCGCGGTTCCTCTCCTCGCTGACTGACGCCTACTTCCCGCTGTCGGGCGCCTACAACGCGGACAGCGACAATCACGGGATGGACGCGGCACTCGCAGCCGTGCCGACCGCGCTCAAGCCGGCGGCCGAGCTGGCGGCGAACCGTAGCGGCTCGTTCGGCAGCAAGATCGTGCCGGAGAACGAGAACAACGTGAACGTGCCCGACAACCTCAAGAAGTACCGTTCGAGCGAGGGCACGATCGCGGACACGCTCGCGCAAGGGATGGCGAAGGGTGGCGAGTTCGCCGGGTTCAAGCCGTATGAAAACGACATTTCCAAGGTGAGCCCGGAAACGCTCAAGTACCTGTATCAGACGTTCGGCGGCGGCCTCGCACAGTTCTTCGTCGATACGGCGACGCTCGGCAAGCTGGCCGTGACCGAGCCCGGCGCGATCCAGCTCAGTGACGTGCCGATCGCGAAAGACCTCGTGAAAACCGACGACGTGAAGCCGATTCGCGGCCGCTACTTCGAGCTTAAAAAGGAGGTCGACGAGGCGCACGACGAGTTCGCGGCGGCGAAGAAGGCGCACGACCCGGAGGCAATCAAGGAGATTGTGACGCGGCCGGGCCAAGCCGAAATGCTCGGGCTCGCCCGCATCGTTCAGCGCACCGACAAGGTAGTGAAGGTGCTGCGCGACGAGGAATCGACGATCAAGCAGGACACGAAGCTCACCATCGAGCAACGCCGCGCGAAGCTGAAAGAGAACGAGGCAAAGCAGGAAACCATCATGCGCGGCACGATTGGCGTGATCGAGAAGTGAGGGCGGCCGGGCGTTACTTCTTCGCCCGGTCCTCTGCCTCAATGCGCCGCACGGCCTCTTGCACGCGGCGCAGTTTTTCGACTTCGAGCATTGCGGCCGCGTCTACGACGTCGCGAATAAACGACGACTTCGAGTGAATTGCGCGGTTTTCGACGAGGTAATCGAGCTGGATCATGAGCGGTTCAGGGAAGGGCACATTGATCGAGATTTTCCTCTCGGGATTGCCACGGCTCCACGGCGCTTCCTGCTGCAAAGCCTTGCTAGGCTTAGGGGCGGGTTTTGCGGCAAGCCGGCGGGGTGTGGTATTTGCCAATTGGGGCTCCGTTCTATAGCACCATTCCGCACGGTGCGGAACGGTATGAAAAATAATCGCACTTAATTGCATTAAGTAGTAGCGCTCCGGTCGAATCTGTGGTTACGATATAAAACCACGGTGATACAATCGCACCGGTAAAACGCACTCTCGGGGCCAACGGAATGAATGAAGAGATTCGGCAAGCCGCAGACGCGGCTAAAGACCCCGCCTCATACGACCTCATTACGTATGCGTGGGTAGTCTCGCTCTCTGCGTGGGGTGGCGCCGTTCGATTCATTCGCAAAGTTAAGGCGGGCGAAATGAGCCCAAAGACGGCGATGAAATCCCTAATCGGCGAAGTTCTCACGTCGGCTTTTGCTGGCGTCGTCACTTTCTACGCGGCACAGGCGACGGGAGTATCGCCTCTCTGGACCGCTGTGTTGGTCGGCATATCCGGCCACATGGGCGGCCGCGCGATTGAGCTGTTCGAAATCTTCTTCAAGCGTTGGGTGGGGGCGGCGAATGAGGCCGCCGACAAGGACAAGCCATGACGGCAAAGCTCACTCTCGACGACTTCAAACGCGCGGCCGCTGACCTTGGCGTGGCCGTCGCGGCTATTCGTGCTGTCGCGTCCGTCGAGACGCGCGGCTCGGGTTTCCTCGCTGATGGCGTGCGGCCCGTGATCCTGTTCGAGCGCCACGTTATGCGCAAGCAACTGATCGCGAATACGGGCTCGCGCTCGCCGTCGATCATCCAGTACGCGAATCCGAACATCGTCAACGCGTCGACGGGCGGATATCAGGGCGGCGCCGCGGAGTGGGACCGTCTCGCCGAAGCGATCAAGCTCGACCGTCAATCGGCTCTCGAATCGTGCTCGTGGGGCGCGTTTCAGATCATGGGCTACTGGTGGAAGTCGCTCGGCTACGCGTCCGTCCAGGCGTTTGTGAACGCGATGTATTCGGGCGAGCCCGGCCAGCTCGACGCGTTCGTGCGCTTCGTCAAGGCGAACCCGAACCTGCTGCATGCGCTGCGCGCGCAAGACTTCGCCGCGTTCGCCAAGGGCTACAACGGCCCGGACTACGCGAAGAACAAGTACGACACCAAGATGGCGGACGCCTTCACCACCTACAGCAAGGAGCACGCGGCATGAACCTGATCGAACGCATCAAAGCAATCCTGATCGACGACATCGACCGCGCACACAAATTCATCGTGACGTGGATCGCGGCCGGGCTCGGCTGTGCAGCGACCGCCTACGAACTTCTGCCGACCGTGCGCGACTACCTCGACCCGGCCTGGGTGAAGTGGATCGCGCTCGCGATCCTCGTCGCGCGCGTCGTCAAGCAGGGCGGGGCGAAGAATGCAAATTAAAGCGATTGCCGCAATCGTCGCGGCCGCATTGCTGTTCGGCGCCGGCTGGACGGTTCGCGGCTGGCGCGCGGATGCGGCAATCAGCAATATGACCGCGAGCTATGACCACAAGGCGGCCGACGCGTCAGAAAAGGCACGGCAGACCGAAGGCAAGATGCGCGATGCCGTCGCGCGAGTGGACCAACTCGAAACGGACCTGAAAAATGCGGAAGCTGAATCTGAAACCCTTCGCCATAGCATTGGCACTGGTGAGCGCCGGGTGTACGTCCGCGCCTCCTGCCCGGCAAGCGGTGGATTGCCCGCGTCCGCCCCCGCCGCCAGCGTGGACGATGACGCCGGCCTCGCCCAACTTGACCCTACGGTTGCGGAATCAATGGTTGGAGTCACCGACGACGGCGACGAGCAAATCCGCAAACTGACCGCGCTTCAAACCTACGTGCGAGACGTCTGCATCGCGCCGTAATAACCAGTCTCCTCCCCCCTTGGCATGGGGTTTGGCTCGGCTTCGGCCGGGCCTTTTTTTCGCCTCCCCACGCAGAGCCCCTTCCGTCCGTTGGTATGATGGTTGCGTGCCAACTACCGGGGAGTCGCACATGGACGATCACTTCATCGCCGATCAGAAGGTCGGGACATCGATGTACTACGCCGTTTGGGACATCAGGCAGGAAAGACTGCACATAGCCCGTGAGGACGGGACCGTGATTCTTGACGACCGATTGGACAAAGCGCATTTCGCTGTTCATAAGGCGCTCGGCCTCGGCCCCTACGTCACAGCAGCGCCAAGCGAAGCACAGCTTCAAGAGGTCATCCGGTTCTACGTGGGTAAATAGGGAATGACGGACGTGAGCGAGCCATCACCATTAGATCAACTTCTGGATGCCCCCGGAGCGCCGTTCATCAATACGGAGGAGATACTCGCCCAAATAAGTGACGAGTTCGAGAGCGCCAAGAGCGAGGACATGCGCGTGATACTTCTCGAACTGTTCAAAACGACCATGGACATAGTGGAGCGCCGGACAGCCACTGAAGACCTAGAGCAATTCAAGACTGCCCGCCGCCATTTCTACAACCTTCTTCTGACTCGTGAGGCGTTTGTAGGGGAAGAAGACGTTTCTCCTGAAATACTGGATGCGGTGACGCAAAGAGAGGTCGCTGCCGGGAGAATGGCGCCAGATGATGAGCTTCGCAAACTCGCCCAAGTGGGCGTATTCGCGCTACGCGATTCACACGCCGAGCTTGAGGAAAAGCAACGTGCTGAGCAGACACCAGCGACTACAGGGGCTGGGGGCGGCTGGCGGCACCGTGTCCGGACTTGGCTGGATCGACGCTAACCGGCACCTATGCTGGCTATGAAGATAGGCGGCCAAAAACCCGCTACGCACTCCCCAAGAACTCCCCACGCCATGCTAGAACCCTTATATGTATTGCAGGTTCGAGTCCGGTCCCCGGCACCACTACACGTCAGGCGGCAAGTTCTATATGCCGACTATGCAGTATCTGACAAAAAAATCTGACGAATAGGTGCGCCGATCCAAGTAGCGCTTTATTTTCTGGGACCGCCTTCGGGCGATTTTTCATTTGTCTCTACTGGTCCGCAAAATTCTTTGTCGGCGCCATCGGTTGAACCGTCCGATCGCCATGTATCCCACAAAGCCAGCGGCGAGCGCACCAATGCCGACGACGAATCCCCAAAGGGATTGCAGCCGCGCCCGCAATGATAATGACCACCGCGAGCCATCGCTTCGCTGCTAGCGAGAATCAAAACAATGAATGCGACACAGCCGCGTTTCAAACGCGACTGGGTGCTCACGGCGCGGCCGGCGTCACATCAGGCTGGCAGCGATTCACCCGTGTGGAAACCGGCTGCACTGCCGAATAGTGGCTTGCGAGCGCATTGGCACCAAGCGAAAGAGCAAGCCTCGCAGAGTCAACCGCTATCCCGTCTTTCTCCCATCGGATTGGCGACGTCGTCCAGCGCTCACAAGCATCGATTGGATGGGAATTGCGCGCATAAAACCCGTCAGGGTAGTGACGAGCTTAGCGGTTGTGACGTCCGAATACTCGCGAGGCCGATAGGTTCTGGCGCCCGGTCAACATCGATTGACCGGGCCGCTGCCGCACCTAACATGCGACAGACTCAAGCTGACTTTCGCCGGTGACTTCCGAATTAGATAGGCCATCAAGGGCGTCGTACGCCGGTCAGTTGCTCGCATTCCATCCGCGCGGCTTCGCGTCGTTCGTCGATAAACATCGCGAGATCGGCGACGTGCACGCCCTTGGCCGTCTTCTGCGACTTCTCTATTCGCACCAACGGTAGGGCGATGTCGCCAGTCGCAATCTTCCGCAGCAACTTATCGACCTCCAGATGCGGGAAGTAGTCTCGACATACCTCGTCGATCGAGATGATGGCCTTGGCGCCATACTGGGCCATGAGGATGAAGGCGGTGTTCATGCGCACCTTGCGTGAGACTCAGTGGCCATGACCACCTCCATGTCCGCTGTGTCCGCCGCCCCCACGTCCTCCGCCATGGCCATGCCAATCGTGGTGAAAATCGCCGTGACCGTGCCGGCGGTCTCATCCACCGCCACCGCCACCCCAAATATTGACGGCTCCGTAGCCAAACGCCGGGACGTACTCTGGTCCATAAGCACCATATCCAGAATCGGCGTAGCCGTAGCCCTGGTACGCGACACAGCCTGACAAGACGCCAAACAGTCCGAAGACCGCGATCAACTTAACCATGTTTCTGCACCTCCCTCAATGATGAGATAGGTGGCGAAAGGGCGAAGTTCGAGGTGAATTGTGTCCGCTTATTACCGTGTTGACGGGGCTCTGTGCGTGCTCACGAAACGGCATCGTTTGGTGGACGGCGGCAGCGCCAGCACATCGAGAAGATCGTTAATGTTCATCGACCCGACGTTAGCCCTGCTCGCTTGCTTTGCCATGTTCGCCGGCTGCTCGACGACTGCTCAACAGAACGTCTCAACCGTCGCCACCAACGTCCAGACACAGGTCAAAAAGGCCTGCGGCGTCTGGGGGGGGGCCGTTGCGCTCGACGCAATGGTTCTCTACTCGTTCGATCCCAAGGTCGATCTCGCGATCAACAGCGTGAATGCGCTCTGTCAGTCAAACGCGATCGTCGATCCGTCGTCGGTTCAAACCTTGGCGCAGACGACTATCCCGGCGGCTATCACGGCTCTGGGTTCGGTTACGGGCGTAAATCCGGACATGGTCAAGGCTGTCGGTGGTGCGCTAACGCTGGCGAGCATCTTCCTGAACGCAGCGGTCGCCACGTACGTTCCGGCCGTTCCGACTGGCGCTTCGGCTCCTTCTGCGAGCCAATGATGACGCCGCACGACTTCGCGCTGCTGGCGCAGGAAGCGTATGACGCGACGCCCGACATTGGCATCGAGTCGAGCGCTTCCCGAGCTATCGTGCGCCAGACCAGCGCGGGGTTGTGCGTCGCTTTCCCCGGCACCGACAATGTCGACTGCTGGGGAGCGGACTTAGATCTGCTTCCGGTGTTGCTGCCGGGAGTGGGGCGGGTGCATCGCGGGTTTCATGACGCATGGCAGGCGATTGCAACGCCTGTGATGGCTGCGATAGGCGATCAGCCTGTGACTCTCGTCGGCCACTCTCTCGGGGCTGCTAGCGCGATTCTGGCGGCTGCGTCACTCACTCTCGCCGGTAAGCCGCCCGTCACCGTGTTCGGCTTTGAGCCGCCGCGCGTGAGCCCAGACCTCGGCATCAGGACGCTACTCGCCGCGATTTCGGTGAATCTGTTCAAAAACGGAAATGACCTTGTGCCCGATGTCCCGCCCGGATGGATTCATGCCGCGCTGCTTACGCACATCGGGAAACCGGCACTTCCTTGGCCGAATGTGCGAGATCACTCCATCGCGCGAGTGATCGCGGCGCTCTCCGACGAATTGTATAAACCTACCGCGCAATACTGA